GGCCGGCGGCGCGGCCGTCCGGCACGACTGGATGCGGATGACGTCCGGTGATGTCACGGGCGATTTCTTCGAGTTTTGCCAGCAGACGGCAACCGGGGCCTTCCCGGTCACCGCCGTGCGGTTTCGGTGAGGGCGTAACGCCATGACAAATCGAACTGCCTTTCGCGTCCATTTCGAAGGGGATGACGTGCCGCCGTACGACACCTTCGCCACTTCTCCCGAGGCCGCCCGAGATGCGGCCAAGGGCGTGTGGCCGGGCGAGCTTGTCCGCAAAGTGAAGCGGATCCGCTCCGAGGAGATGGAGTCCATCATCAAAGTGGGCACGCTTCCCCTCGCGCTTGAAATGGCCGTCGTTCACGAGTCGCAGACACCTTCAAGCACCGAGGAGTTTCAGCCATGAACAAGCAGACACAAGTGGAAAGCGCCGAACTTGACATTCTGACAAGGGAAGATCTTGAAGCTGCCGCTTCCTTGATTGCCGGAGGGCGCATCGTCGAGGATCTTTCCTCCTATGAAGTCGACAAGCTCATTACGGTCGGGCAGTACCTGACCGATCGCTGCCTTGCCGAGATCGAGCGCCGGGGTGAGCTGGAATTCGAGGACGGCACGCCTGTCCTGCCATATTGCTCGGAGCACGGCATCGAGACCATTCTGACCCGCGACTTCCATCCCGGCGGCGGCGAGGGAAAGCAGCCATGATCAGCCTCAGCATCTCCCCCACCGCCGTCGTCGCCGCCTTCCGCGATGTCGATGTTGCGCTCCCGCTGCGGCTTTCCGACAGTGATATCGGCGTGATCCTCGACGACGAAGGCGTCGACGTCATAACCATCGACGTCAACGGCGATCGCAGCGATGACCAGGTGACCGCGATCGCTGCGATGATCATCAGCGCTGTCAACAATATCGCCGGCATGGAAGCAGCGATCGCCGCAGCGGAGGCGCGCCAGTGACCAAGCGCATCATCAGTTCTACCGCCACACCGTCGCTACGTTGGATCGGCCGCGGTGACGATCGTGTGCTGCAGCAAAGCTTTGCCGTTGTCACCGTCGATGAAGCCAGCGGCCACATGGCTGGTCATTACGAATGGCTCGAAGTCCCAACGTTCATGGAAATGACCTACGAAGACGCGCCGCCACTCAGCAGCATCAAGATCGAGTTTAAGCGCGACTGGAAGCATTTCGAAGACCTGATCAAGCAGGTTATCGCCAAGCTTGATGACGCGTCCCCGCAGGCCGACGCCTGCCCCTGCGGCGACAACGACGGGAACTGGTGCAGCCTGTCGGGTTGCCCCTTTCCGCGACAAGGCACCGCCACATCATCGAAAGGAGGCCAGGACAATGCGTCAGATCACCGATGACATCGTCTACAAAGCCTTGAACACTTATCATGCGGTGAGATTTGCCAGCATGAGCAGTGACGCGCGAAAGGTTCGACGCGAGGCAATGCGCGCTGCCCTCGCCACCGCTTTCCAACATGCCCAGCCCGAATTGCGTCGCGCTCTGCAAACGGCGCTTGTTGCAATGAAGTTGGCGAGCGCGCTTCCCGGCGTTTCCGATGAATACGACTTCTCGGACGCGATCAGGGCCGTCGAGGACGCCCTATTCACGAAAGGCCAGACCGATGGCTGACCGCCCGATCCTTTTCAGCGGGCCGATGGTCCGCGCGCTGGTTGAAGGTCGCAAGACCCAGACGCGGCGCCTAGTGAAGCCCCATCCTGATCGGCTGATTGAAGGGCAATTGCCGAAGCAGTTGCGAATTTGCGTTGGCGATCGTCTCTGGGTTCGGGAAACGCTGGCTTGCTGCATAGACTGGGGACTCTTCTACGACGCTCACGGCGGCATCGGCCCGAGCGAGGAGCACTTCCTGAGAGACGAGCGAGCGGACGCTATTGTCGAGCGCTATTCGAGGGATGACGAGACGCTTTGGAACGTACCTTCGATATTCATGCCCCGTTGGGCGTCCCGCCTGACGCTTACCGTCACCGACGTGCGCGTCGAGCGCTTGTGCTCGATCAGCGAAGAGGATGCGATAGCAGAAGGCATCGAGGACGTAACACGCGAGGTTGCGCCTAGTGACCCGAGCTTGCGGTTTTGGAAGCGGTATCGAGATGGCGGCTGGAACGGCTACGTCGATACAGCCGTCGGCTCTTATGCATCGCTCTGGACCGAAATCAATGGCCCCGGCGCATGGGAGGCAAACCCGTGGGTTGCCGCCTACACCTTCACCGTCGAGCGCCGGAACATCGACGCGCCCACCAAAGGCACGACCGGAGACGATCACCGGCAGCAACCCATTGCCATCAATGGAGAAACGCCGCACTCACCGGCAAAAACTGCCACGTCGGTCACCACCAGAAACACGACTGGCACCGGGGGTGGCGAATGAACTTCGTTTCACACATCACCGATGGCCGCCGCCTGCGGGCGCTCGATCTCTTCTGCTGCGAAGGTGGTGCGGGCGTAGGTTTGCACCGCGCAGGGTTCGAAGTCGTTGGCGTCGATATCCAGCAGCGGGACCGATACCCGTTCGAGTTCCACCGCGCCGACGCGCTGGAATTCCCGCTTGAGGGGTTCGATTTTATCTGGGCAAGCCCGCCGTGCCAGGCACACACGATTGCGCAGAAGATCCGTGGAAACGACCACCCGGATTTGATCGACCCTATCAGGGATCGCCTATGCCGGAGTGGCATTCCATACTGCATCGAGAACGTCGAGGGTGCCCCCCTTCGCAATCCCGTCATGCTGTGTGGCTCGATGTTCGGCATCAGGACCTACCGTCACCGCCTGTTCGAGTGCTCGTACCCGGTTCAACAGCCAGAGCACCCGAAGCATGAAGCACCACTCCGGAAGATGGGGCGCCCGGTTCGGGATGGTGAGTTCATGCACATCGTCGGCAACTTCTCCGGCGCCGATCTGGCGAGGGAAATTATGGGCATGCCGTGGGCGTCTCGTGACGGCCTGCGCGAAGCAATCCCGCCCGTCTATTCCGAGTATCTCGGCCGGGCCGCAATCTCCCACATTCTCAACGCCGCGCTGGCACCCACCATAACCACGAAAGGTCAGGCCGATGAGTGATCATCCCGACATCGACACCTGCCCGATCTGCGCCGAGCCGCTGCTTGATGACGATATCTGCGCAACGGATATCGAAATGGGTATCTGCCACGCGGCATGCCTTGAGGGCTCTCCCGTCGTCGATCTGGAGACTGGCGACGAGCGCGACGGCCCAATGGATACCTACCGGTACGGCGACACCGCCCCAAAATCGAAAGGCGCCGATCATGGCTGAGATCGACCGGTCCCTTTGGCATTCGATCCTGCGCAAGTGCCACCGCAACGCAGCGAAAGGCAGAGGCGTCCGCCTCACGCCCGACGAAGTCGAAATGATGGCCGTCATGTTCGAAGAGGGCGTTGACCTGTTCGACGGCGAGGCAGAGCCCCGCGACGCCCTAAGCACATCTGGCACGGAAGGTAACGAAGATCCGATGAATCTTCGGGGTAGCTGCGAGGATCCACGCCTTGTGGGCGCCGGCTATGTCGTGTGCGGCTCGGACGCCGACAGGCAGTGGCACTGGCAGGCGCCAGGTGGGCCATGGAACGACGGGTACAAATCAGAGAACGCGGCCGTAAATGCCGCATTGCGTGATCTGGCTGCCACTACAAAATCGAAAGGCCAGGCCGATGAGTGATCATCCCGACATCGACACCTGCCCGATCTGCGCCGAGCCGCTGCTTGATGACGATATCTGCGCAACGGATATCGAGATGGGTATCTGCCACGCAGCGTGCCTTGAGGGCTCTCCGACCGTCGATCTGGAGACTGGCGAGGAGGTCGATGGGCCGATGGAAACCTACCGGTACGGCGACACCGCCCCAAATCGGAAAGGCAACTCCGATGAATGAACCGGTGAAGGAAATTCGTGAGCGCCGTTTCTCGCTGGAATGGATCGCTGGAGCACGACCGCCTGTGCATCCCGATCCGATGCGAGGTCGGCAGTCTTTCCGATCTTTCGAAGACGCAATCGCACATGTGCAACGTCAGGCGGCGGATGCTCAGTTCGTGTCCTTGACCGAGCTGGTTGAGACCTCGCTCGACCGGTCGTCTGACGCTCGCTCCGCCCTAAACACATCTGGCACCGAGAAAGGAGACGCATAATGGGTCTCGACATCATCGCGCACGCGCGTCTTACCAAGATCGAAGGCGTCAAGTATCTCGAAGGCGAAGTCTACAATCACGCCCTTGAGGTTGTTGAATACGACACCTACGACTTCGTTGCCCGCCTCAATCCCGATTTTCCCGGCCGCGCCGACGATATCGAGGATCGCGGCGTCTATAGTTCTGGTGACAGCTTTGGTTTCGGCGCCGGCGCATACAGCGGCTACAATCGCTGGAGGGAGCGTCTAGCCGAGCTTGCCGGATATCCCCAAGCCCCCATCGAAACCTATGGCCGCGTAGAGCATCGGCACGACGCTGGCGCATGGACGGTCGCAGACGGTCCATTCTGGGAACTGATCAACTTTTCGGACTGCGAAGGCGTCATCGGTACAGCCGTCAGCAAGAAGCTCGCAGCTGATTTCGCCGCGTTCGACGCCGCTGCTCAGGCGGTTGATGATCCGACGTTTTACCCTCGATACCAGAACTGGCGGAAGGCGTTTGAGATGGCCGCCGACGCTGGCGCCGTCGATTTCCATTGAGGGCGAGGCGATGAAACCCACCATAACCACGGACGGAGCTTCTAATGCTTAGCCGCCGCGCCTTCCTGATCGGCACCTCGGCGCTTGTCGTCGCCCCAGCCCTTCCGGCCATCTCAGCCGCGCCGGCGGTCACCGCAACAGCTCGCGCCCTGAAACCCATGTGGGCCGTAGGAACGCCGGGCGAATTTGATTGGCAGGCGATCCAGGCGCCGAGCGCCGAAGAGGCTTTCAAGATATGGGCTCAAGAAACGGCTTGGGACGACGAAGAGGAGATCGAATTCGATCCTGAGTGCGTCACCCGCGTGGAGTCGTGGGACCATCTGAAAAAGGTCAACCCGGCCGACTGGATTGACGCCGACATGGGGCATTGCTGCGAACGCTGCGGCTATGAGACCCATCGTGACGCCGGCGCGCGTGTCGTCGCGGGCCAAGCCGTCTGCGAGAGCTGCTTCACGTTCGCGGACCTCATGGCCGAGGGCGGCGAGAATGCGATTGACGAGCTGGCCAACAAGATTGCCGACGAGGGCGAGGAAGAGGCGCGCGAAGGCCTGATCTCATCCGGCAATTGGGTGCATGTTCCCGACGAACTTTGGCTGGCGGCCGTGGCGATCTGCCAGACTGATTCCGCATGCGCGCCGGACATCCACCAGGCGGACCGCGATGATTGACCATCCGCCCGACTTCATATGCGCGATCTGCGAGCGCCCCGTCGACAACCGATTTCCCGGCGCACGACAGACCATGTCGCTCCCGCCCGTCTGCCGTTATTGCGAAAATGTATGGGGCCGCCGCGTGCCGCCGAAGGGTGCATTTCGCGATCGACGCATCATCCGACAGGGCTGCGCTCTTGCCGAGGCGCTTTCCGCTGAAGCCTACCGCCGAAATAATCCGAGGTATCCCTATGGAACGTGACTATGAGAGCGCGCCCGTCGCCGAACACCTTGACCTTGCCGCCATCATTCGCGGTCTTGCCGGCGATCTGGAACAGATGCGCTCCGGAAAGATCACCGCGCAAGATGGCCTTGCCCGCGCAGCCGTCGCCAAGCAGCTCTTCAACGGCGCGCGGATCTACCTTCAGGCCGCCAACATCCTTGCCGGCCGCGCCAAGCCCCTCCCTACCCCCAGCGCCAGCGACGGAGACGCAAATGGCTGACCATACCGCTATCGAATGGACCGACGCGACGTGGAACCCGATCACGGGATGCGCGATCGCCTCCCCCGGCTGCACAAATTGCTACGCCATGCGCCTTGCCGGAACGCGTCTCAAGAACCATCCGAGCCGCGAAGGCCTGACACGCGACAGCAAGGCCGGCCCCGTCTGGACGGGCGAGGTGCGGCTCAATGAACAATGGCTGACCCAGCCGCTGAAATGGTCGCGCCCGCGCATGATCTTCGTTTGCGCCCATGGCGACCTTTTCGCAGAGGGGGTTCCGGACGAATGGATTGACCAGGTGTTCGCCATCATGGCGCTTGCCCCGCAGCACACGTTTCAGGTTCTCACCAAGAGGGCGAAGCGCATGCGGGAATATCTGTCTGATCCACGCCAATATAGCCGGCGGATGGCGGCCACGCCCGCCTACACGCCCAAAGTCACCAGCGATAACATCGCCCCGATCCTCCCGAATGTCTGGCTCGGCGTTTCTGTCGAAGACCAGCGCCGCGCGGAAGAGCGGATCCCCGAGCTGCTGCAAACACCGGCGGCGATCCGGTGGGTCAGCGCCGAACCGCTGCTCGGCCGCGTCGACCTGACATCCATCGATATCGACGGCGACAGCTTTGTCGACGCCCTCAACATTCGCACGTGGGAACAGGAAATCGAGAATTGGCGCGACAGCACGCCGGATTGGGAAGCCAGCTTTCTCGATTGGTTCAACCTCGAAGAGATGGCGACTGGCCCCATACTTCCCCGCCTCGATTGGGTTGTCGCAGGCGGCGAGAGCGGCCCCGATGCCCGCCCGATGCATGTCGAATGGATTCGCGCGCTGCGGGATCAGTGCACGGCCGCCGGCGTCCCGTTCCTCTTCAAGCAGTGGGGCGAATGGGTTCCCCAAGTCGGCGCGGTGGATGGATGGACGATAAACGACGATCCCGAGATCAGCCGCATTGACCATCGCGATTGGGAGGATGGTCGCTGGGGCGAGCCCTACCGTCCCATGTGGTGCGACGACATCGACGACGACACTGTTTCCCGCGTCGGCAAGCGACGGGCCGGCCGGCGGCTGGATGATGTCGAGCACAACGAATTCCCGAAGATCGCGGCATAGGAGTGCTGCCAATGGAAAACGACAAGCGCGCGGCCGTGGTTGAATTGACCTTCACCCAGGATGGTGAGTGGAAAGCCTACCACGCCGCGCAGGAATGGTTGAAGGCTGGCGGCTTCTCATGGGGTCAAGGCCAGCGCGGCGCACCCTGCGGGATCCTGTTTGGGGATTTCATCATCGCAAAATGGAAGAACCTCACTCTTGCCGAGCGCCGCGAATGCCATGGCGAGCTGACGGGCGACCATCGGTTCGGTCCCGTGGCGATTAAAATCTTCGCCGATGCGTCGCCGGATGCCGTTCGCGCTGCGACGGCCAATTGCAAGCATCTAGTGGCGACAAACACCAAGGGTGAATGACATGGCAAGCGAGTATTTCGGGAACGATCCGGACGGATGGGACGTCGACGGCACCGGCCGTGTCGGCATCCAGCATTTTGCCAATGCCGTGCAGGTGTGGGCCATACGAAATGAAGAGGCCGGCAGGCCTAGCCATGTGGCGGCCGCAGCGGAGGCCTTTGCAGCGGAGCCGCTGATGATCATCGAGGCCGTGAAGTCACATTATTGGATGTTCATTTCCGGTCCCGATGACGATTTCAGCAAGATGCTGATCGAGCACGAGGGCGAATAACAACATGGTGGGGCCGGGAGATGCGGGCGCCAAGCCGCGGATCCGGTGAATTGCCGCCGAGCGGGCTTGCAGAATCAGAGCAAGCAATGGCTACATGAAACGATGAGCACTGATTCCCGACCCAGCCGCGACAGAGTTGCAGCAACCCGTGCGCGCCAAGCCGCCGCTGGCTTGGTGAATATTCAGGCGGTCATGCCGGCGGATCTTATCGCCGAGATGGACCGAATCAAGAAAGAGCGAGGCGATGCATCGCGTGCCCCGCTGATCGTCGAAGCCGTGAGGTTTTATATAGAAAACACGAGGGCTTAAAAGAAAAAACCCCGCCGTTGGCGCGGCCGGGGTTTTTGGGATTACGAGGCGTCTGTGTTTGGAGAGCCTAGATAACGCTCCAAACATAGTCTGAAGCTGAAGAACCTGCAAGAGTCCGCTCTTGCCGGAACGAAGTTTTTTTGCCTCCGAGTCGCGGCCCTCCATCGAGAGGACGTTGGGGACTATGTTTGATCAACTCGGTGCGGTGCTCGCTAGAGCGACCGCAAAGCGCTCGCGTACGCCAGTGCACCGCCATTCCCGCGAGGCCGGCCGTTGCGAAACGGGCATCTGGAAAAAGACCAACCGGCAGGACGTGCGCCATATCGTGCTTGCCGCGCGCCGTTATGAAGTCGCCATGAAACAGCCAGGCGCCCGCAATGGGCCGCTCGGATCCGTGGCGTTGGAAATCCTCGACCTCTTGTCCAACCTGGTGGATTACCGCACCGGCCGGCTGGAACCGTCGATCGACACCATGATGAAGAAGCTGCGGCGATCGCGCGATGCGATCGTGCGAGGATTGAAGGCGCTGCGCAGCCATGGCTTTGTCGATTGGCTCCGGCGCTATGTGGCGGCCGATGATGCCGGCGGCAAGGGACCGCAGGTGAAGCAGACCAGCAATGCCTATCGCCTTGTCATGCCGGAGCGTGCCCGCGCCTTCCTCGGCCGCTACGGCCTGGCCGCCCCCGTGCCCGACGATCGACAACAAGCGGATACCGAACGCCAAACCGCGCTGGACGCTTACCGTACCACCCTCCCCCTTGATCAGCTCGCCTTGTTCGAGGTCGGCGACAATCCGATCGGCCGCGCCCTCGCCCGCCTCGGCCGGAATATCTCTTTCCAACGTGAGTCCGCCAGACAGACTGAATCCCTATCTGGATTCTTTAATAGGGAGAGAGAATAGACGGACGCCGCCGTCCGGGCCGCTCACGCGCCCCTGCGGCGGTTCCGGCCCGCGCAAATTGCGGGCCGGTTCGGCACCGTCTCAATCAAATAGGAAACCTTTCTTGTGCGGTGAGGGTGTACGGCTCTTGAACGGGTGAGGAAGCGTCGGCGATCCGGTCTAGGCGTTTGCGCATGAAGATGCGATTTGCGAATGAAGATGGATGCGGAGGGTTTGCAAACTTTGCGACAGCTCCCGCATGCCGCAGAATGAGTTTGTACACTCTAATATTGGTTCTCAGTAAGAACCGGGTTCCCGGTCGGTTCCAAGTTAGCTTGTGGCGGCATTGTTGCCGCTTCCATGTCGGTATGATATTGGACGGAACCGCCCACGAAGTTACCAAGTGGTAACCAGTTTCCGATATGGAAGTGGAAAGGAACCGAAAAGGAAGGCGCATCCATGCCAGTTATCGTCTTGTGCTCGACTAAGGGCGGCGTCGGAAAATCCACGACCGCGTTGATCTTGGCGCAGGTTTTCAGTGCAGCCGCGAAGGACGTCACCCTCATCGACGCCGACCCAAACCAGCCGCTCGCCACATGGGCCAAGCGCTTTGCCGCCACCGTCCCCGCCAACCTTCATGTCATCGGCGGCGTAAACGAAGAGACGATCGTCGACACGATAGACGGGGCCGCCGCGAAGCATCCCTTTGTCATCGTCGACCTTGAAGGTTCCGCGAACGTCACCGCGACCTACGCGATCGGCCGCGCTGACCTGGTCTTGATTCCCATGCGCGGCAAGCAACTGGACGCCGACCAGGCGGGCAGGGTGGTTGCGCTCATCGAGCGCGAAAGCAAGGCCTATCGCCGGGCTATCGATTATCGTGTTGTCTTTTCCATGACCTCGACGTTGCTTAGCCGCGAGAGCAAGCACATTCGCGGCACGCTGGCGGAGAAGGGGATCCCGGTTCTGGAAGCCGGGTTGCCGGAGCGCGCGGCCTACAGCGCCATGTTTCAGCTCGGCGGAACCATCTTTGACTTGACCGACGCCGACGTATCGAAGCCGGCCGCGGCCGTCGCGGACGCAAAGCAGCTCGCCATGGCCGTCGTCGGCGTCCTGCGCGACCAGGAGGAGAAAGCAGCATGACGAAAGAGCGCATTGGTCTCGACCTCGATATGCCGGACTTTCAACCGCGCAGCCGGCCGAAAGAAGCCATCCCGGCCGAGGTGAAGGAAATAGCCGAGCGCAGCGGCTTCACCGCCCGGCACGCGCCCCCAGCGCCGGCGCCGGCAGCAACGCCGGCCCCCGCCGTCTTCGATGCGCGCAGCCTTCGCCGCACCAATCGGAGCGCGAAACTCAATATTGCGACGACAGAAGAAAGCCGGCAGCGCTTCTGGACGCTGGCGCAGCGCATCGGTAGCACGGTCGGCGAAGAGGTTTTGATCGCGATGATGGACGCATTCGAGCGCGACCTTGCGGCGCAGGGCCGCTGAAGGGGAGGGGGATGCTCGCACTACTCTTTGCCCTGACCTTGACGGCCGTCGACGGCGACACGCTGAAGGCCGGCCCGGAGACGATCCGGATCCTGAATATCGACGCGCCGGAAACCCGGCACGCCAAATGCGATGCGGAGCGGCGGCTAGGCCACGTCGCCAAGCGCCGGCTGCAAGAGCTGCTGGACGATGGCGAGATCGTCATCACCCGGGGCGACGGCAAGCGCATGACGGATCGTTACGGCCGCACGCTCGCCCGGGTGTCGGTGCATGGCGATGACGTTGGCGATCGCCTGGTCGCCGAGGATCTGGCGCGGCCTTGGAAGGGCAAGCGCCAGCCGTGGTGCGGCGAATAAAAAAGACCGCTATCGAGACAGCGCTTGCACGCTCGGCTATCCCAACGGTTCGGGCGGCATTCCGGTGCGGGGAAGGTTGACCAAACGCAAAAGGCCCCCCGCTGGGAAGCGGAGGGCCTTTATACGTTCAGTTTGCGCGCCGGATCTCGCGATGAATGCGCAGCTCTTCACGAAAGCGATTGATCTCGGTTGTCAGAAACGCGGTATTCTTCGCCATGTCCTTTCCGACGTCGACCAGTTCCGAGAAGGTTTCATTCACGGCCTCGACCTGGTCGGTGAGACGATTGAGCGCCGTGGGGTCCACGATGACGGCCGCCACCTCCGCTTGACGCGTGGGCGCGGGCGTCGATTTCGCACCCATGACAATGCCGAACTGCCTTACTGCAAAAATCATCGCCAGCACGACGCCGAAGGCGATAGCGGTGAACGGGTTATTCGCCGCCGCCTCAAGTAGTTTGTCCATTCCTGCTCTCCCCGACATCGTGAGCGGCCCGAAACACGTTGATAAACTCGCTCACCACGAAGACGGGGTAGACAGCGAGCCAAGGGCTCCAGATCTCGGAGAGCATGTAGAACCAGGTGATGCCGGCAAAGATCATGCAACCCACGCCGGCCGAAAGCACACGAATGTGCGGAGTGACGTTCTGTCGGGCGCCGTTGACGATGAGCCCCCCAATGCGAAGGACGCCAAGGAATACCATCCCGGCGCCGAGCAATGTTTCGCTTTTGAAGATTTCCTTGAACCCGGAAAAATCCGGCTGGTCGAAGGTGCTTGCTGGATGCAGCAGCATCAACCCCCACAGGAAGGTGACTACCGCCAACTGCCATTCCGTCATGCGCGTATGAAACCGATGCTGGATTCGGATCCACACACCGGGTCCGTGGTTGCCCTCTTCCGTCACGGCCGCCCCCCTTGCGTTTCGAGCGCACCGATGGCGGTTACTAACGCGCCATGGCGTCGCCCGCATTCACCCAGCGACGCGCGGTCCTGACCCCAAAGCCGTGCCGTCGTCGCCGATGACAGGTCACTTGCGGGCAGGTTTGAGACCGGCTTGCAGGGCTGTTTCAGGCTTTGAGGGATTGCTGCAGGGTTTACCGCGCGCGGATCAATATCGCCCGATCGGGTTGATAGCATCCCGCACCCGGCGAGAAAGGGCAGGGCGATCGCCAGCAGCGTCGCCGTTCTTCGGATCCTCTTCAAGGGTTTTCTCCAGTTCGGAAATCTTCAGGGCGTCGGCCGCTTGGCGAGACCAGTAATCCCGCTCTATCGCGTCAATCTCGGCTTGCGCTTGCCGCCGATCGGCGTCGCGCTTGAGGTCTGCCCGTCTCTGTCGCTCCTGCCAGATGAGCCGTTCATCGAGGCGGCCGCCCTCGCGGGCGCGCCCCACGCGACCTTGCGCGAGATCGTCGACCATCGGCCCCAGCGCAGGCACGAAGCGCAGGTAGGGGGTGACGTAGTTGGCGGCCGGCACACCCTCATAGAAGATGAAGGCGGCAAGCACGACGAGGCCTTGCAGGCCGAGAAAGCGGACGAAGGCGAACAGCGTCGGCATCAGCCCGCCACCCCCTCAAGGCAGATGCGCTGCTCTTCCGCACGCCGGTTGACGAGGCCCTTCACCACGCGGCCGCCGGCCTTGTTCCATGCCGGGATAGCGTTGCAGGCGCCGCGAATGTCGCCGGCATTGGCGCGGCGCGCGATCGTCGAGCGGCAGAAGGCGCCCGTGCCGATATTGTAGGATACGGAGAGGAACGCGGTATAGCTCTTCGCCGGCACCTGGTCGGGCGCCTTCAGGCACTTGCGCATACCTTGCTCGAATTCGACCAGGGCGTCGCCGAGCATCGCCTTGCATTCGTCGACCGTGTAGCGATCGCCGAGCTTGACGCCGCGCGTCTCGCCGAAGCAGACGGTCGGGATGCCGTAAGCCAGCTTGTCGGGATAGGCGACGGTGCGCAGCCCTTCCCACGAGCCGACCAGCGCCACGGCCGCAGCCATCAGCGCGCCGCTCTTTTTGAGCCTGCTATTCATCGGAAACACCTTTCTGTGCAGTGAGCCGGGCGAGGAAGGCGCCGGCGGTTGTGAGGAAGGAAAGCGCCGCGAACAGTCGATCCGGCACGGGCAGCGCGTCGCCGACAAGCGGCAAGGCGACTTCGGCGCCGGAGAGGAGGGCAGCAATCAGGATGAGGCGGATGCTCCACGCATAGCGGAGCACCGCGCGCCAATTGGGGGCGAGACGCATGGATATGTCCTTGAAAGAAAAGCGCCGCCGAAGCGGCTAGGTGCCGTCGCAAACAGGCAAGCGACGGTAGAGGGAGGGCGGAAACGCCCTGTCAGGCGCGCATAAACCGCACGCTTTCAGCGCTCACCGAAATGAGCGATAAGTTTCAATTATCCGTCTTGAAGCCGAGCCTTCATTTTATCCCAGTATTCCTCGACTTGACGGGCCGCTTCACCCGCAGTCGGGAGCCAACCGGAATGCGGCATGATCGGCCGGCCGGAGCCTTTCGGGTGCTGCCCGGCCCAAAACCACTTGCCGGCCTTCAGCGTCTGGCGATCGAGATAGATGCGGCCGATATTGTCCTCGCCGTCATAGCCGGCGTAATCCTCATGGAGCTTGCCATCGAAGCCCCGCTCGTCGCCCCACGTCCGCGACCAGCGATACTTTTTCTGCCAGGTCATCGGGGAAGTTTCCCGAGGATCCACTTATTGCCGTCCCGGTTGCCGCAGCCAAGGCACCGCAGCCGGACTGCCAGCGAACCGAGATAGGTATCCTTGCCCCATTTCATTGCGAGGTCCCAACGATTGACCCAACCGGTTCGCTCGCACTTCGCGCAATGACCGCCCAAGGCGTGCCACTCCGGAATATCGTCAAACGTTGTATGCACCGGATCCAGCAATGGTCCCAGATAGACGACGTCATAGCGGCTTTCCCGCCCGACCAGATCTATGCCCCGGCGATGTTTCATGTTCCATATTTGTTCACGGCGTGCGAAAGAGTCAACCGCCGCCGCCGCCAGATTTTCTATCATCCTTGCCAGCACCGCCGCCGGGCTGCTTGACCTGACATTGCGTGGTGGCGCCGCCGGTGCGCGAGGCGCGATGCGTGACGCTGGTGATGCGGTATGTTCCATCGACACCCGGCCGGCAACCGGTCAGGTTCAACGGCGCCTCCGCACGGGCATGGGCAACAAGGTCCAATTGGATTGTCCCGCTTCCCGCATCACGTTCCGCCTCGCTTTTGCGGCCTTTGGCGATCCCCTCCGCCTGATCTTCGTCGGCCGCGAGCGTGCGCACGTCGCGGGACGCCTCGCCGTCCACCTCATCGAATTGGACTTCCTTTTCCTCAAAGCGCGCCTTCTCGCGGTCAAACCAACGGACCTTCGCACTCTTGTAGACACCGCGTCCGGCGAATGGCTCGATATCCCAGGAGATGACATTCCCGCCGATACCGACTTTGGCGTCTACGGCGGCGAGCGCACTTGCGCCACGGGGGATGAAGACGGCTTCCTGACCGCGCAACTTGAACGTGGCGTTCAATTCGCGCGCCAGCCGCTGCCCTAAGCCGAGAAAACTTTCGCCATCCGAGAGCCAATAATCGCGCGCGATCGCGCCGAGCTGCTCATCGATTTTCAGGGAAAAGCCGGCGTTCTGTGCAGCCTCCCCAAGAAAATCTTTCAGCGACGCATCGTCCTTGTGGAACAGTTGCTGGCTTTTCGCCGGGCCGCGCGTATCGAACCCCTTGGCGCCGACGCGCAGGATGGAGCCGCCCCCTCGTGTCCCTGTCGATCGAGGCGCATCGCTGGGCCCACGAAAAACGACCACGCCATTGAGCGATACCTCGACAAGCGAACCCTTCGGCGGCAGTTTGATCTGCCCCCCGGCATCATCAAAGCTAAGCGAGCAGCTATCGCTTGCGGTGCCCTCCTGGTCGGTCACCTCGATGTCGATAAGGAGCGGAGCCATACGGCTCGAAAGGTCGCGCCCGTTGATGCGCACCTGCCAATCAACTTTCCAGTTCATTGTATTTCCATCAATCAAAGAGGGAGATCGCCAGTCGTTCGTCGACCTTTGTCGCCGCCGCCGGCAGATCGGCAAGCGTCACCAGCGTGCCGAGCGGCAGAATAGGACCCAGCGCGGCAAGGCCCGGATTGAGTGCAAACGTTGCCTCGACGACGCTGCGCGACCTCACCCCGTATTTTCGCCAGAGTAAGAGGTCCACGGTGATACCCTCGCCGCGAACAGTGATTGTCTCCGCCATTGCAAAGCCCTTATTGACCGGTCAGCGCCGAGAAAAGATTGATGAGGCCGATAATGAGCTGCTGGCCCTCGCCCTGGTCGGCCTCGACACGCGTCATGGTGATTTGGTGTTGGATCAAATAGCCGACGCCATCGCCGGAAAGCTCGCGATGCGATTCCGTTATCCGCGTGATGCCGTACCAGCCCGGCCGCCACCCGTCGCCGCGCTGCACGGGAAAGCGCGCCCCCTGCCGGCGCATTTCATGCAGCGTCTCCAGCTCGTCGAGCCCGCCGACATGATAGGGCAGGAGCTGGCCGGAGAGGACAATATCGTCCTCGCCTTCTCCGGTGAATTCCTTCGGTTGTCGCCCGCCGATCACGGGCTTCGCCACGATCGACGCCTCGGCCGTGCGCTCCATTTCGTCGATCGAGAATGGCGAGGTGTCGATGACGACAGTGCCGAGCATGTAGAGCATTACGCCACCTCCCATCCTGTATCGGCTTGAATTCCGGCAAGCTCCGCCTTGATCTTCTGCCCGACCGCATTGCCGACTTGCTGCCCGATCGCCGCAGGATCCGCATTGCTGGTCGCCGTCACGCTCACGCTGACAGTGATCGGCGCCAGAACCGGCGTCGGGTTCATCACCTGCACCTGCTGTGTGCCCGAAGGCTGCGAAATCACGGTAGGCGTACCCATGAGCGTGACCTCACGGGGACCGCCCGCAGAAGCGCCAACTGGCGCGGACCCATCGAGATCATCGAGGATGCCGGGTTTACCAACACCAATGGTCCGCTGCTTGCGTTGCTGTTCTTCCATCTCGACGCCGAACATACCGTCCATGCCGAGTTGACGCGGATCAGCTTCCCGAAGGCGTTTGCGCCGCTCTTCCCGGCTGAGGTTCTGCCAGTTCTCGCGGCTCCAGTCCCGTGACTTCTTGACCGCCTCGTCATTGACGAATTGCCGGCCCGTGCCGTACCGGTATGCGTTCCGCCGGCGTTCTGCCGCGTCACTTTCGGCCGTTGGCCGCGTGCCGGGCACAGGTACGTCAGTAGTATAATTTCCGTCTTCGTCGACCGCAGCGCCATGGTTCGTCTTCGCGCCTAGCGTGGAGCGGTTCTGTCGCCCCGTGGAAGCTTTCGCTGTTTGATCAAGGTATTGTTGTCGGGCCGTCTTCGTTCGGAGCTGATCGTCGACCTGGTCGAAGACAGTTTTCCATTGGCCTTTGCCCTGCTGTGTTTCCGCCTCACGGAAGAGTTCATCGAGGAGTGCCTTGGCAAACGGGTTTTTGTCCAAGTCGTATTTTTCCGGGTCGAGGCGGCGATGGCGTCGGGCAAACTCTTCCTTATTGTTGTCGCGAAGCTCGCCTTGTTCCCTCCGGCTTTTGGCCCGTGCCTGCGCATCCGTAATCGCGCCCGTCACCTTCTCAAGAACTGGATTGGCAACGTCGGCCACCTCGCCGCCGAGCTGCGACATGAAGGTGTCCCACAATGTCGAAAGCTTCTGGATCTTCGCCGCAGAATCGTTGGCAATCTGGTTGAAGTCCTTCAGCGCCGTGCCGTCGACCTTTCCAAGCGATTGGGTCAGCTCCCGAAAGGTATCGCGTTGCGTTATCAGCGCACGCATACCTTTCTGCATTTCTGCATCGGTAAAGAGCAGCGGCAGCTTGGAAAGATCGCCCTTGGTGGCGAGGCTTGTCAGATCGAGGAAAACCTCGAACAGATCCTTGCCTTCTTTCTTCGCCTTATCCAGCGCCTTCGGCAAATTGATGCCGAAGTTTTTGAACTTCTTTGCCGTGTCGGCGGAGTACATCTTGTTCAGCACGTTGCTGAGATAAGTTGCCGCCTCGCTGCTCGATCCCGCCTGGTTGCGCATGACCTGCAACATGGCGACGACTTTTTGCAGACCTTCCGTCCCCTGATAGCCGAGCGCGGAAAACGCCGGCAGGAGCGAGGGGAGGTATTGCGACATGTCCTTGAGTTCGAACTTGCCGGCCTTGCCCCCAGCAACGAGGATATCGAACGCCTTCTGCATTTCGCCGGCATTGATCTTCATCGATCCGGCAAGGGCGTCTGCGGAGAGCGCGATATCCGCGATCGCCGCGCCGGAAGCCTGCGCGGTCATCGCGACAGCCGGCAGAAATGCCATCGAATCGTCAAGGCTACGCCCCGATGCGACAAGGGTATCGAGGCCGTTTGCCACGTCCTCGAAACTCAATGCGGTATGATGCGCAATCTGCTGTAGTTTTGTCATCGTCGGCCCAACGATGTCCGCGCTTTGATCCGCATTGAGCGCAGTCCGCCCGACCTGACGTTCAACTTCGGCGAATTTGGAATAGCTCCGGGCGGCAGCATAGCCGGCGGCCGTTGCCGCCAGCGTCACCCCACCGAAGAACACCCCCATACGGCGCTGCCGTTGCTCAAGCGCGCGTTCGCGCTCCATCTCCAGCCGGTGGGCCTCGCGGTCCCGCGCAAGCTGCAACGCCTCCTCGGCCCGATCGACACGGGTGAGGCGGCGATTGTTGCGGGCAAGGGCAAGGTCACGCTCCGCCCGCTGAATATCGGACAGCGATTTCTTGACGCTACGCGCGCCGGCCGCCGTGCGGTCGGTGAGGGAAACGACAAGCGATGCGGAGAGACTTCCCATTAGTCTTCCAGCTCCTTAACGATAAAGGATGGCAACAGGTCTTTGAACGCCTGGTGCACGGCTTCACTGTCCGGCCACCGAAGCGCCCGGATAACGGAAGGGTGCAGGCCGGTGAGCCTGCACAGGACATGCCGCAAAGTCTCCAGTTCACCGGACGCGAAATCGTCGATATCGCCTTGCGTCGGATAATGAAGAGCGACGGTGCGCAGCATGCGGCCGTCGACCTTGAACGGCAGGAGAAGGCGCCGCGACCAGGCGACAGCGCCGCGCGCGTCGATGGTCGGGCCAGGGGAGGGGTCCGCAGCAACAGCCGGGCTTTCGCCCGCGCCGTCACCCGGATCCACGTCGTCGGAAACGATCGCGAAATCTTCCACGCCTTACGCCCCCAGCGCCTGACGGTACTTGGCCCACAGGTCGACGCCGTTGCGCCGAAGGATCCGCTCTTCGAAATCGACGTAGAGCAGTTCCTTGCCGGCGAGATGGAATTCGAAGTGCAGGATGCCGGAGAAGACGTGGTTGCAGCCCTGGAATTCCGCCGGGTCGCTTTCGTCGGGTTCCCAATCCGAGATGACGCCCTCGATGATGCAGCGCGCGGCGAGCACACCGCGACGGGCGTGGGAATAGGAGCCGGCGAGCACCCACTTGTCGAGTTCGCCCATGCCGTCGAAGATATCCTCATCGAGGCCGATCGAGGTGAAGGCGGGCTCCAGCGGTTCGATGCGCGGCAGGACGTGGCGAACACCCATGACGCCGCCGCCCGGATTGCTGTCGACCTTGACGAACTTGATCGGCGGGATAACCACCTTGCTGACGATGTTGGCACGGGACGTCCCGGCCTTTTCGGCACGACGGACGTCGACGGCCGTGAGAAGAGTTGGCAGCGCCATATTGAAGACCTTTCAGGAAGCGGAGAAGGGCCGCGCGCGCGAGGCGCGGGGCGGGACGTCAGGCGACGGCGTTGAGGCGCGCGACGATCTCTTCGACGAGACCTTCGACAGCGGGGCGATAGCGCCGGATCTCATGGTCGGCGCGCTTGAAGGCCGGCGCGGTTTCGATCCCGACGTCGATCTTCAGGTTGCCAAGGCGGATGTTTTCCGGCGAATTCTGGTTCGGCACGAACATCTGGTTGAGCGGCGTATAGCCAAGGATGTCGTCGGCCGCCTTGTGGTCGCGCAGCATGAAGGCGATCGAATGCAACCAGGCTTCGACGCTCTCGGCCGTGATGCGCGGGCCGAGAAAGCGGCGCGTGATCTGCGCCATCTTCGCGACCAGGTAATCCGTGCCGCGCGTCTGGTGGATCTGCGTCCACAGGTCGCCGGAGGTGGTGGCAGCATCCGTGCCGATGAAGACAAACCCACCGTCAGCGATCGCGCCGTCGACGCCGACTTCGCCCTTAGCAACGATCGAGACATTCGCCTCGAGCATCTGCTGACCTTCGGTGGAACCGTCGAGCAGCGAGAAGGGGATGTTGCGCGAGAGGCCGGCAATGCCGAGGATCGGCTGATTGGCGATCGTCTCGAATGGCTTGCCGAAGCTCTCGTTGTCGCGCCGGACGAAGAGGCCGGCGATACGCGAGGCCATCGGGCGGGTGACAAGCGTGCTGCCCTCGTAAACCCTCGCCTTGATGCCGATCGGCATGATGCGCTGGCTGTTGAGCGTTTCGCGATCGTCGATCGCCAGCGCCGCAGTGATGGAATTCACGTCCACCGGCGCAATGGCGAGCAGCTTGCCGCAGGCGGCGTCGAGCTTCGCCAGCACCGGGTTCATCGTCTCCGCATCTTCGCGATAGTCGGTGCGTCCGACGAGGATGATGCGCGGCGTGCTGTTGGTCGAAGAGGGAATGCCGCCGATCCCGTCGAGGATCTCGCCGATCGCCGCGCAGGTCTCCGCCGTGTCTTCGCCTTCGGCGACGCGCACGACCGTGATATCGGCGCCGGCATTCAGGCCGTTCAGCTGGTCGTGCACCCCGCGCACCATGTCGGCGAGCGGGCCGGTGCCCAGCGCCGTGCGGGCCGCCTTGTCGCTGGACGAGAAGCGCACGGCCGTCTCAAGCGGGAATTCAGAGGCCGAGGCGTCGGAAGATGCTTCGATTGCGATGATCTTGGAAAAGTCCGGCCCGAGCACCGACACCGGTTCATTGCTCGTGCGGGAAAACTGCATGCCGAAAATCGGTGCGGTCATGAATGGATCCTTTCGCGGGACATGCGCCGTCGCCCGCGCGGACGATCAGTCGGCGCGGCATGCGGCAGGGATGAAAAAGGGGAGGGAAGGTTAGGGGGCGTCAGCCGCCCCGGCGGAAGGCGGGGATATTCCCGCCGCCCGTAGGCACGCTACAAACTGGAATGCGCGGGGCTATGGCCAGTAAGCGTCGTCTGCGAAGTCGTAGGGCGGGCCTTGCTCGAACGGCGCAACGCCATCCTTCATGTCCCATGACACCTTCATGGTCGCCTCGATCCATGCCGTGCCCATCGTGACAAGCTCGATCACCTGGTCGGGTGTGAGCATGTGGTTGACGTTCTGTGCGTCGCGGATGATGAGCACAGGACCCGAGACGCCAAGAGCCTTCGCGCCTTGAGCTGCCAGCAAACGAGCCTGCAAATTGATCTGGTCTTGCAGACGACCTTGCAGCGGTATGTCGCCATACTCTGCCACTGCGAAAGTCTTTCCGACCGCGATGCGGCGATCGCGCTCGGCGTTAATTTCCTCACCGCTCGGGTGCGGAGCGTCCGCCAGGTCGTCGACCCACTGCACCACGCCGCCGATGATCTCGCGATCTCGCCCCACCGGAACCTTGTTCGGTGGCAGCGGCTCGGCCGGCAGGATGGGCCAATAGCCGACGCCGACGTATTCCACCGGGCAAGGATCGAGAGCGGCCTCGAGGTCGACGAGGCTTTCGTCGGCCAGACCCACGAGAGCATCCGGAAGGCCGGGCTCGCCGTCAATTGTCGGGCCAGAAAGGATGATGCGTTGATAGTCCATGGTTGATCCTAGTTCCAAGTAGCGGCGGCGAGGGCGAAACCATCGCTATCGCTGTTTTCGGCGGTAACGGGCTGGTTAGCTCGAATAAGCCGCCCTTGAGTTGTCACGCGGCCGGTGCCCGTGTTGTCGAAGTCCACCACGCCATTTTTCAGGCTCACCAGCGAAGAAGCTTGACCAGAGCCAGTACAGAAAACGCCTACCGACCCCTTATTTACAGGGACAGTAAGAATAGCGCTGTTTCCTAAGTCTCGGCCAATCCAAGACGGGATAGGACTTGAGCACAACACGCTGTAGATCGAAACGTAGTTGGCGGTAATAGCTGAGACGTTGTAACCTACTTCAAAGTTGACCTTCGATCTCGCTTCCGAAAAAGGGATGTAGCAAATTCCGGTCAAGACCATCTGCGAAGATGACAGATGAGAATTGCTGAAAACGGCAGCATTTCGACCGTTCACTTTTACATAGTCAACAGCCCCGCCGTTGGCGTTTAAAAAGCAACTAGGGATCGCAACCAATACTTTATTTGGGGCCGGGGCACCGACGTCTACTTGACCGCTAAATGCGACCTGTGCGTTAGCGAGCGCAAACGAACCGATATACTTGATGCCGATACCGCCAATCTTTGGCGGGTCTACAGGAAACGGCCCCCGCGCGGCGGATAGGCCGTTGAGACCGAACCGGCGGGGTATGACCGCTCCCACCATTAGAAGTCCTCGACTTGACCGGTGAAGGAAATGCCCCCCGCCAAAGCCACACCCGACGCGACGTAAAGCTTTTCGCCGGCCTTCAGACGGATTTCAGAAAACCCGGTGAAGGTAGAGATCGGGGTTGCCGTCGTCACAGCGATCGTGTGCGCGCCCATGAGAACGCTGTCCACCAAAGTCACAACCGTGCCAGCGGCATCGACATGGAAGAGCATCAATTTCGACGCCGTCACGGTAGCAAGCGGCATTGCCGAAAGCGACTTGAAGATCGACCCGTCCGCGCCCCCGGTGCACAGGAGGACCGCATTCGCGATGTCATTATAGGTTGTCTTCGCCGCCGTGGCGGTTGCGCACACGGTCCGGCCTGCCTGCGCGAACACAGGTTCATGGCTAACTGCCATTGCAGTCTCCTGAAATTAGAGGGCTACGGCGAAGGCGATTGCCTGCCGGCGGGCCTGCGCTTGGGTGGATGCGAGTGAAGTCGCGATTGCCGCCGCGACGCCGGCGGCCGCGGCGTTGGCGAGGGTTGCGGCATTCGCCGCATTTGTTGTCGCTGTGCCCGCCGACCCGATGGCGGCGGCGATAGCAGCATTTGCGGTCGTAATCGCCGTGACGATCGCGGCAAGCGCCGTGTCGACATCCTCGAGCGCCTCGTCGATCTGCGGCTGGATCTGGGCAAGCGCATTCGTCGCCCCCTCCTCCAAGTCCGCCTTGGCCGTCGCGGTCGCCTCGGTCAGCTCCTCGATCAGCGCGTTGATCTCGATCGTCTTCGGCCCCAGGATGAGGTCGGTCCGATCACGCACGAAATCGGCGTATCGCTTGATCGCGGTCTCCAGCCCGTCCCGGAGGATCTCAAGCGGGTCGAGCCGCGCTTGAACTTCCGTCAGGATCCGGATGAACAGCTCGTGATTGAGCTTCGTCCGGCGATCGAGCTGGATGGTCTCAATCAACTTTTGCTGCATCGGACACCTTGTCGAGGTTTGCCTCCAGCACAGACCCCTTGATCGTGTGCTGGAGATCCGGCCGGGGAAGCAGGCGCGTTTTACCGACCATGACGACGTCGGTCAGGGTCACGCGGTATTGCGCCTGCGGATCGATTTTCTTCGGAATAGGCAAGGGAGCCTCCTTATGCGCTCGCGAGGAAGTACATGGACCGCACAACAAACCCGTCGGCGATGTCGGTGGTCGTGCCGACAAGCTTGACCGCGAAGGTCGCGCTCGGCGTCGGCGTGAACACCATGGCGCGCCGCACGTTGCCGTTCGGCAGAACGACATCCGTGGTCGTGTCCGGCGTGTCGGAGGTGGCGAGACCGCCACCGGTCAGGACCGTCGTCGCCAGCGTATGTTTTCCGCCACCTCCGACCGGCTTCCAGTTGACGAGTTCCAGCTCGACCGTGATCGTGCTGGCATTCGTGCCGCAGTTCTTCGTCTCCGACTGCCACACGAAATCGTCATCCGCCCGGCGGAGTTGGACCTTGCTTTCCGCCAGGTTGAGGCCGGGCATGGCATCGCGCGTGCCGACCATGACGAACTTGAACGGCACGGTGGGCGGCAAGGTCGCAAGCGGGTGCGTGCCTGCGATCTTGTCGAGTGCATGCCAAACGCCGCCGACCTGAATTTTGGCGATCAGCTCGTTACCGTCAGGCACATATTCCGTCGTGGTGATGTCGATGTCGGTGATGCCGCCCGTGAGGGTCAGCGACTGCATTTCCACCTCGACATAGTTCTGATCGAACTGTGCGTAGTAGAGGCGCAGGTTGGCGTCCTTGCCGGGGTCGGCGACATAGGCAAGGCCATCGCCGTTGAACAGCATGCCGTTGGTCAGGAAGTTGTCCGCCCGGCACGCCACCGCGAAGTCGCCCGCCGTCACCATCTGCGAAGCGTAGGATTGCCCCGGCAGCATGAACAGCGGTTGCATGTCCACCCTGTTTTCGACGCCAACACGGTCGCCCGCTACGGATGCCTGCGCATCTTCGGCCTCAAGCAGACCCTGCACATAGGTGATGTCGAAACTCGGCTGACCGTTCTTGACGCCGGTGATATAGAGCTTGAGATCGTTCGCCGTGACCTTGGCGAAACGCAAGCCGGCCTGCACCAGCCAGCCCGGTTGCGCGTTAAGGAAGGTTTGCGCAAGCAGGTTCCCGGAAACCGCATCCGTCACACTGCGATAGCCGTTCCAGTACGGGATCTTGTCCGAGAAATACTGCTCGACGCGCCGCTGCACGACGCCATCCTGAATCCATTCGTCGGTAACAACCCAGTCTTCATCGCCGACCGAAAACGTCCCTGTCAGATAATTGTAGGTATATTCGACGTCCTGCCAGAACCGTTCGTTTTCCGAGACGATCATGGACGGGCCGCTGCGCCGGCGCGTCTTGGCGCCGGGGAAGACAGTCGCCGAGACGTTCGAATAATTGTAGTCGGCGACGGATACCGCGGTATCCTGCCGCCAGACGTCGAGGCGGAGTTTGGGTTGCCACGCCGGCAGCAACCAACCACCGATCGATTTGACGCGAGAGTTGGACGGGTTGAGGAGCTGCGGCGTGATTTCCGCGCTCATAGCCCATGGAAAGCGCAACCCTTCCTCAACGCGAGCCTTGTAACCCACGGCCGCCTCATTCGAGTTGTCGGCGGTCATGAACCGCTCGAAACCGAAAAGCAGGCCGTCGTCATCACGGCCCATGGCAAGCTGAATTTCCGCCGTAACGCGGGCAAGCTGGTTGATCAGCGGCACGTTGATGTTGGAGATCGCAGCGCGGGTGTTCGCGATCGTCTGGCTGAGAGTTTCGATCTGCGAGCCAGCCACAGCGAGGGTAGCCTCGGCCGCCAGAAGCCGAGCCTCAAGAGCCTGAAGGCTTTTCACCTGGTAGTCGAGTGCCATCTCGATCCCGACCACGCCGGCGCCCACCTGCATGGTGACATAGGCGATCGGGACATAGTTCGGCAGGAGCGCCGGCCTTGTCGGCACGGCGGCCTCATCCCCCGGCACATGCGTCACCGCAACCTTGCGGCGGCTCTCGGTATAGTGCTGCTGGGGAACGGCAGTGCTGGTCTCTTCTCCCGTGTCCGGGTCGATCGAGACCACTTCGAAGCTGCGGGGTTCCGGCGCCGACAGCGTGGGAGCGCCGGTCGCGACGATCGTGACGATACGTTTGGAGTTGGACGGGGAAGCCGCAAGCAGATCGACCGGCGTCGTGGCGAGATCTGCGAGGCCGAAGAGCGCGCCATTGTACGCAATGACGCCCATCGTCACATTGACGGACGTCGTGCCGTCGATCTGGACGTTGAACCCGTCCCAGCCCTTGCCACGCCCGACGCCCATGGCGACGAGGGCATCGTGCGCCTCGCGCTGGAATTCGCCAATGTTTTTCATGTCCCTGGTTTCGACGTGCTGGTTGTCGCCGAAATTGACGATGCGCATAGTCAGAATCTCCTGATGGATTGGCCGAGACGGACAGACCCGTCGAGCGTCGGAGCGTCCCCGAGCGTGAGCGGCGAGAAAATATCGGTATGGATGCGCCAGACATCCGTTCCGCCCTGACTGGCGCGAACGGCGGCGACCGCCCGTTTGAGGCGTTCGTGCTGACGAAGGCGAGCGACCCCGAGAGGTCCGGGGACAACAAAGCCGCCGGGGCGCGCGGGGGCGCGCAGATCAATGTAGAGGTCGCCGGTGAACGGCCGCATGCCGAGGCGCGCCTTGTTGGTGACGAACGTTCCATGCGGGCGATGCGCGTATTTCGTCGCAGCGTCGTCATAGAGGAACACCCTTTGGTAGAGGTGCAGATAGGCGGGATCAGACGAGCAGATCATCCGCCTGCGGCTGCTTTGCCCGCCTGGGTGCGAACGCCCGATAAAGCGGGCCTTCAGCGAAGGCTTGTATGGCTCCGCGACCTCTTCGAAGCGCGGCTCGACGGGATCCATCCCCGGCCGCACTTCGTTGACCATCACGTCAGTCTTGTTGACGACGCCGCTCTCCGTCATTTCGACGGTCATGTATTGCTTGGCCGCATCCCCTGTCGGCCGAAGGTAGCTAAGAGGCCCCGGCACCTTGAATCCCCCGATTTTGCGGGGCGGAAGCTGCATCCGGACCAGCTTGCTTGTCAGCACGGTTTCCGATCGACGGACCAGCTCGACGACTTTGAGCGGGGTCTCGACGCCTTTGCGCCAGAGAAACGCGCGGACACCGTAATACGCCGCCGCCGGATCGGGCGACACGATCGCGCCGCCAGGCTTCAGGACAAAGTGCGAGCCGACAAACCGTGCCGCCGGCCCCGCCGGATACCGGTTCCGGTGCTCATAGAGGCGGAGTTGGGGAAGATGAGCGAGCCAGCGCTCACGGCGTTCGCCGGTCAGCGACGTACCGAGATAGGGACGCTGCGGCGGCAAATCGTATTTACAGAGCCGGGCGTCGACCAGTGCGAGGCATTGGCGGATAGCCCAAATCGTCCCGAACCGTCGCTGGATAGCCGGCCACAGGGCAATGGCCGTGCGCTTGCGGTGCTCCGGCCAATCGTCATACCAGATCGAGACCCCGCGATTGTGAGCGAGCCAGGGCAGAAGACGCGCCGGGCAGCGATAGGGATCCTGCGCACGCCAGATCAGATCGACGTCGATCTTTTCCCAACGCTCGGCACTCGTCTGCTCGATCGCCTGTTCGTAGGGCGTGGGCGACGGATGGAGAATGTCAACCATCGGTGTATGCGCTCTCTACGTTGATGCTGGTGACGTAAACCAGGCCGCCATACGGGATGACGATGCCGCCTGCCGGCGTCCCAACGGCTAGACGCTCGACGCCACCGACAGAACCTGCGGCGACGATCGAGGAATCAGGCAGGTCGCGTCCGGGCGTGTGACGTTCGTCGACCATCGCGGCGACCGCTTTGGCCGAGGCCGAGCGCAGAAGCGTCGGGTCAGGGCCGCGCCGGTGATAAAGCGCATAGGCGATCGGGGTTTCGGTCACGATGACAGACTGTACGACGACGACGTCGGTGCCTTGCTTTACGTGCTCTTGGTCAATGTGCGCCTGCACGGCCGCCACAAGTGTCGACGATGCAGCGCCGTTGCCTCCGCCATTGGCACGAATGAGCCGGGTGATGCCATTGCCGGCAGATGGATCGGAGATCCACGCCCGAGCGCTCGCGACCATGATTGCAAGGCGGATCACGGGTTGCCTCGAATCCGAGCGGTCAATCCATGCGCCGACGTCGGCAACATCGGCGGACGCCTTGAGAGCCTCCGCCTTGTAGCCCGTGAGCCGCCCGCCGCTCTTGTTCTCGAATTCAAGGAAAAGCCGAACCCGGTAGCGGGCATCGGTTTCCCCTGCCATGCGCTCGACACCAAGGAAGCTCACACCCCACCAGTCGAGAGATGCTTTCTCTGCGAACGCGATCAGCGTTTTCTTGGCATAGGTGTCATTGATCGCGATCTTGACCAGCATTTCCCGATTGTTGTCGAGTTGCTGGTGAATGGCGCCGGGATTGGCGCGCAGGTTCGCCACGTCGTAGGAAATGCCCACCGCGTCGAAAAGCTGGGTCAGCTTCCCCATGCGCTCTTGCCGATCCGTCTCGTAGTCGATCGGGATCAAGTCCGGCGCCGGCAGGCGAGAAAGATCAAGCGTCTCAGCGACGACGAGTGTCATGCGACTATGCCCTCATTGAGAACCGAGACCCCGGACTTCCGGAACGTCATGGAAAAGTTGAGCCGACGTTCGACCGTCTCGTCGCCAAGATGGCCGCGCGGCCGGAAATCGACCTCGATCGAGACCTTAAGAATGCCCTTGCGGATGTCGTCGACAGACCCGGACGGCACGATGCGCCGCACCTTGAAGCGAGGCTCCCAAAGGTCGATTGCCGTGGCGACAAGCTGAAGGAAGATCGGAAAGAGCTTTCGTGTGATGCGCCGGCCGAGCAGCTCAATCACGCCGGCGCCGAATTCGCGCAGCATCGCAAGCGATGCGATGCGGATGGTGAAGAGGATCTCAAGGCTTTGCAGCGCCGACGTGAGATTGTCGATCGGCGCGCCCGTGGAACGATCATAGTCAGCCACCGACCGGCACCCCCGAAGTATCTCCGCCGTGCACGACTTCCGTGTGCCGATGGGTCTTGTCGACAGCAACGCCGTCATTCTTGATGTGACCGCCGTCGACATCGAGGCCGGATCCGGAGATCCGCACCGTTGTTCCGCCGGCCGATATGACAAGTGCCCCGCCCGCGATCGTCACTTCGACGCCGGCGTCCTTGAAGACATTTGCGTCCATGTCCGCATTGGGGCTGGAATTTTCGTTGGAGTAGCCGCCGCGAATGAGAAGGCCCTTGCGGGGATCGCCGGTCGGGTTGAGCATCCCGACGATCTGGTTGACCTTTAGCGGAACGCTGGTCTTGCCGGTTTCGGGATGCGGATACCAATTCGAGAGCACTGGCTTTTCTTCGCCGCCGCCGAGCCGGATCCGATAGCCCTTTTGCGCATCGACCTGCGCAACCGGCCCCACCTTCAGCGAATTGCCGAAAGCCGTCTTCAGCATGGCGATATCAACCGCCATGCCGACAATGACATCGATCATTGTGGCAACCTATTCCGTGACGGTCGTGATCTCGGAAATTCCGCCCATCTCGATCGTCGCCTGGTTAAAGTCTGTGATCAGTTCGGGATCGAGCGGGCCAAGCCCCAGCGCGTTTATTTGCGCGCGATCGGCGAAAAGAGCCGCTTGCTCTTTTTCCCAGTCCTCAAGGCTGTCGCCGGCAGTAAGCAGCGCCCGCCATTCAGTAGCCATTCCCAGATATTCCGGATCCGCTTCCAAAAGGGCTAGCCCGGCCTCGATCGGCGGGGGGATCGCTTCACCAAGCGTCGGCTCGCCGATGGCCTCGATGTCGACTTCGGAAAGGCGCATGGCATGCCGACGCGGTAACTCCGGATCGGCTGCGCGCATGTCCTGCACCTTGCCAATCCGCAGCACCAGGCCACGAAACACATCGCCCCACGCGTTGCGCGGATCCGTGAGCGCCACCCGCCATTGCCGATCGAGGATATTGAGCATGCCCTCAAGCGCGGCGTCAGTCTCGCCGAGCACAAGCACGAGCTCCTCCGGAGCGCCGCCCTCATCTTCGCCGACCTTTGTCAGTTCAAAGATCGCCGCTTGAACCTGCATCTTGAAAACCGATTGCCGCCCGAAAAAGCCGCGATCGTTGCCTTGCGCACGCTGGTCTGCCGCCTCGACAGAGACGACGATGATTGGCAGCCGGCTTTTCTTCAGAACGCCGCCGATACTTTCGATCATGCTGTCGTGCACATTACCAAGGGCAAGTGTCCGGCCGCGCAAGGCCTCAACGGCCGAAATTTGGAGGAGCTGGCGAACGATACTCATGACGCGGCCGCCGACAGATAAAGCATCATTCGCCCGTCCCCGTCTTCACCGGTGCGAGTGATGCGAAACAACCCAGCGCCCTTTGCCGCACCGCGTAAGACGTGATCGCCTTGTCGAGGCTCCCAATCTCCGGCACGGCGGACGATCGATGCTGTTGCGTGCTCACCCTGCGCAAGCGAAACAGTCGGCTTTTCCCGACCGCCGCCCATTTGCACCAGGTCGGGCCAGATATCGACCCGCGCCGGAAGGTCAACAAGCACAGTCCGAGTCTCATCAGGAGATTGCTTCATCTTACCTTCGCGCATCGGACGTATGGAGATGAGTTCGCCCAGCGCCGCCCGGGTAATCCCGGGAAGCGCGGCGCGTGCAGCGGCTAGATCCATGATGTCAGCCTTTCAGCGTGGCAAGCTCCGCCTCGGCCTCGGCAAGGTTCGTTTCTGCCGCAGTTTTGCCGGTTTCATCGGCTTTTTCGAGTGCGGCTTTGGCGGCCGCCACGGCTTTCTCCGCGGCTGCGATCTGCTTTTTCGTCGGCTTGCTGCCGCCGGCCTCGTCATCGCCAAGCCGATAGGCGAATTTGTTTTCGAGGAGATCGAGAGCATACTTTTCCGGCACCTCGATCGGTTCGTGTGCGCCGACCGGAATGTCTTCTGCCTCTCCCATCGCGGCTGCGGAGAGCTTGCAGCTATTAAAGAGCGCGATCGTAAGTATCTTCTTTGTCATCGGAGTTTTCCTTTGAGCGCCTCAAGGGCTGAAGGGTGAAGCGATCAGCTCAATCGCTGATCGCCAACCTGTTTTGACTTACGTGAGGGTCAACTCGCGCAGAACCTGCGGACGGGTGCAGAGCGAAATCGCGTTCATCTGCACTTCGAGGTCATAGCCCTTGCCATTCCGCTTCTCGATCGCGCGAGAATAGAAGGGCAGGCCCGGCGTGTTGACGGTCTCGTTATAATCAGCCGGCGCGAACCGGGTGATAAAGAGATCCGGAACCCCCTTCGGCACGACGCGTGCGCGATCGTGCGCGATGTAAGGCGCGCCGAAATCGGCCGTCGCCTTTGCGCCGGTACGATAGCGCTCCCAGGTGGCGCCGCCGAATTCGAAGACGTCGGGAACATCCTGACGAAGCACACCGGCGCCCGCCCCGAAAAGGAAGGTCTCGCGCACAGCCTTGTGAAGCCACAAGGACTTGTGGAACGTGCGACCGGTGAAAACATGCAGGCCATCATACGGCTCATCGAGAGCGTCTTCGATGCCGTAAAGTGCGTCCTGCCAGAGGTCGCCAACCTTCGTGTCCGCGTTATCGAGTTCCAGCGAGATCGCCGCCGGAACGGAGATGTCGAAGACGCTGTAGAGATTGTGCAGGGTTTTCCCCGACTTCGCGGTAACGATGCCCTTGATCGCGCCGACGCGCTGATGCTCCAACGTCATCGTGAGGTCGCTGGCATGACGGCGCGCCTTGGAGGCAACGCGGGTTTCGAGCTGCTCGGCTTCATTTTCAGTGCCGAAGGCGCGAACGCCCTGCACTTCATCAGCCGCAATCGAATCGTTGCGCTGGTAGTGGTCGACGGCGAACGGCACTTTCTTGCGGTCATCGTCGCCCGTGGTTTCGCCATCGCTGCCGCGTGCGCTCGGTTCCACCAGCGACAGCTTGCCATCGCGAAGCTCGACCGAAACGTGGATCGTGGTGACGCTGTCTTCGTCGAAGATGCCGGAGGCGGTAATCTGACCGGGGCGATAGGATCCGGTGTTTACGGCGGCCGTCAGCGTTTCGAGGCTGAAGGGATCGCCCGTATGTGCATTCTGAGAAGTCATCGGGGGATCTCCTTACCGAGCCTTGATGGTTTTTGCGCGCAGCTGGGTCAGCTTGGTGCCGCGCTTGGTGGCGTCATTGACCGATGCGTCAAAGATCAGCATCGGGTCTTTCACCTCCGCATGATTGGTGATGCAGACGGCTTCCGCGTCGGCGCTGGTCGCGTCGACGGGATAGGCGAGAATGGCAACAGCCGTTTCGGCGCCCTCCTTGCCCGCGACTTCAGCATTCGGAGCGACGACGTATTTTTTGGAAGCGGTCACCATGCCGAGCACGGTTCCGGCTTCCAGCTTGCCCGCGCCGGACGCGATGATCAGCGTGTCGCGGGAGAGGTAGCCGTCCGCCTCGCTGAGGAGGAAGGCAAGCGGGCGGGGCTTTTCAGTAGCGGTAGCCATGTCAGGAACCCTTTACGGCCGCGCGGCGTGCGGCGAAGACTTTCGAGGGGTCAAGGCCATCCTTTGCGGTGGACTTGACCGGCGAGGGCATTGCGAGCGAGGCGGCTGCGGCGCGCCGCTCCGCATAGGTCTGCGCGGGGGCGGGTGCCGGCGCGGCTGCGGTAGCAGCCGGTTCGGGTGCCGCAGCGCTAGCCGCGCCCGTCGGCACATATTCGGCGACAAAGGCGGTTACCGCCTCGGCCGACAGCGAAGGCGCGATCGCCATCAGCGCGACAGCCGCAGACATGCGGCCGGCATCGCCTTTGATGGAATCAGCCGACATCACGGCCGCAACAGCGGCAAACGATGCGGCGGCACCATCGCCACCGGCGGTCGCGGCGGCGATGGCGGCGGCCGCACCAGGTGCAGCGGCAGCCAAAGTCAGGTTAGTCATAGTACCTCCGGTGGGAGTGGTAGCCTCCAGCGGAGGCGTTGCGAGGATGGACGCCGAAGCATCCGGTTCAACCTCGATATCGTCGAGGTCATGGGGCATCGCGCCCGGCCGGATCGCGGCCATGACGGTAGCGAGCAGATTTCCCATCGGGTCAGCTCCGGTTGATGTTCTTGATGAAGAGTTCGAAGGTTTCGACGGGATCAGCGATGGCATCGACAAGGCCGAGCGAAAGCGCCTCTTTCGCGGTGAAAGCATCCGCCTCGGTTGCCAGAGCTTGCGCTTTGGTGAGTTTGCCGGCGCGGCCCTTGGCGACAGTTGTCGCAAAGATCTGCCGCATGTCTTCCGCCTGCGCCTGCCACTTCTCCGCAAGGGCGGGCGAAAGGCGTTCATATGGATTGCCATCGGCCTTCCGTGCACCTGCCCGAATGATCGTCACGTTGATCCCGGCGTCGGCAAGTGCTTCTGAATAGTCGGCGTGCAACATGATAACGCCGATCGAGCCAGCCCCTCCAAATGCCGGCATGACAATCTGGCGCGCCTGCGAAGCGAGCAGATAGCCGGCCGAGTAGGCGAAATCGGTCAAGATGGCGATCGTCGGCTTGGCGCGCGACAGATCGGCGATCGCAGCCGCCGTTTCAAAGCCGCCATTCACCTCGCCACCGTAGCTGTCGACCTCGAAGGCAATCCCTTTCACTTCCGGAAGCCGCTTGGCTGTCGCGATCTGCGCTTGAAGTCCCTGATAGGAGGTTTCGCCGGATTGGGATCCAATCCAGCCGCCCTTGTGCACAAGGCTACCTTCCACCGGAATGATCGCCACATTGCCGATCATGTCGAAAGGCAAGGCGTTTGCGCGAGCATAGACCCGCTCGATCCTCCGCCCGATCTTGCCGGCAAGCGGCTGGCCGTTGGAGCCGGCGATGTGATCGACCATGCCGCCCGGATTGTTCACGACGACTGTGTCGCCAGCGATCCGGCTTCCAAGCCCCTGAAGAAAGGCTTCCGCCTTCCGGGGATCGTACATCAGCGGCGTGTCAAACACGCGCTGCGCGATACGCGCATAATGAAAGCTCATGAGAACCCCTCAGAATCGTAGGGAGAAGCGTCGGGCCGGGCGCCTGCCAGTGCGTTTAGCCTCGCACGCGGTCGACAACCTCGTAAGCTCCGCTTCCAGCGCGTCCCATTTGACAGATGAAAACACGATATGGTCGCGGGTAACGGGCGACTGGATGGACATCTCGCTGACATTTTCGCCAGCGAGGATCCGGAGTTTGACGGCATAGAGAGCTTGGTAGAGCGCACAGGGATCGTCGACATCCACCGGCGCTCCGTTGATCGGAACCATCGTCATGTTTCGACAGCCTCCGGTTTCTTCTTTTTCTCTTCGCCGGCGGGATCGCTAGGCCGGTTTCGCTCAAACGGCGAAGGAAGGCCGGCGCTCGTATAGCGGCCATGCCAATAGACACGGCTTTCGAACACCTCTTCCGCGTCGTCGCCAAGCTCGCCGCATTCCTTTTCGAGCGCGCCCGTACCATTGGCGAGGCGTTCGCTGGACGCCCGTGCGCGCTTTTCGTCATCGGCCGTTGGCTTCGAAGGGCCTTGGCAGAGTGCCCAAAGGATCGCGTCGCGGTTCGCCGAGAAAGCCTCATAGCCCCCCTTGAAGGGCACGTTGCCTTCAGCGATTTCCTCATCGAGCCAGCTCGAATAAGGCACCAGGACATGCGGAGCGGCGATGCGATCGGTGCGCCGCTGTGCGATCGGCCACAGGCCCGAGTTTTCCATATTGGTCGACGCATAGGTCGCCTTGGAATAGTCGAGCGTGTAACCGCCGTAGCTCACGCCGAGGGCACGGGCGGTATCACGATCGAGGCGCGCCATGAATTCGGCATAGTCATCGCCGGGAACCGAGATCGACTTGAATTCCAAGTCCTCATCCGGTGCAAGCTGGCTGATGCCGGCGCCGGCGCCTAGCCTTATTTCGGATTCAGCGGCGTTATTGAGCGCAGCCTTGAAGTAATTGACAAAGTCTTTTTCGAGTTCGCCAACGCCTTCAACCTTATTCTCGCGCATCGCTTCGAAAGCTTCGAACGCTTCCGCCGATGGGCGAGTGCTTTTCAGGATGGCTGCATAGATCGTCTGAAGAAAGCGAACCTGCGCGGTCGCTTCGTCGGTATTTTCAGCCATGAGATATTTGCGGAATGTGGGCACAAGGGGAGATAGCCCGCGCACATCCTCAGAAGAGAACGGATCAAAGGCGTGCATAACCATCTGCCGGCCTTCGCTATCGCGCGCCGCGTGGTCGACCTTGACCGTGATGCCCGCCCGCCGCTCCTCAAAGCGGTAATGCGTAGGGCGGCCGTAAGCATCATGAATGACGCCCTGGAACATCCCCTCGATTTCGTTTGTGTCCTGCACCAACTTTTGCGGCTGCATGAGCAGAAACTTAGTGCCCGTACGGGTGCCGGGGAGCCGCTCATGGGGCATGAGATAGTCAACCACCCCAAGGCTTTCACCGAAGGCGAGCCAATGACGCATGCCGATATCAGTTTGCTGCGGGATGGTGAATTTCGCCCGGAAGTCACATTCCAGCGGGTTCCACGCCCACGTCTTGAACCGGGCCTTTACCTGCCGGATCCAAGCGATCGATTCCTGCGCATCATATCCAAACGCCGCGAGATCAGGCCGAGGGTTCAACTGCAACTCGACGCCGACCGTGTCCGCGAGGATCTGATCTGCCGTGCCGCGTAGGCGGCCCGAGTTCTGCAGCATGTCCATCGCAAGCGCCGAGGCACGCCACCAGACCCGCCGGATTTCGTCGCGGTGCTCCCGTAGCGAGGCGGGGCGGGCCGCGATGATGCCCGCTTGGGTGTCGCGCATGTAGCCGGCGCGCGCCGCTGGCATTGTCATGCGTGCGGGCGCGGATCCGGCTTTGATCCGGATCCGTTGTTTTTCAGTCATCGACGCTTCGCCCATCTATTGGCCCTAGCGGGCTCGGATTGCGGTGGGAGGGTTCGCAAACTTTGCGAAGGCTCAACCGGCTGGGGGCGCGCAACCGCAACCGGCGGCGCGTCTGCCATGATTCTAAGGCTATCTGCGGAGAACATGTCAGCTTCGATATCTGGTTCACGTTGCGCCCGCAGACGATCCCAATCGTCTTTGCTCATGCGGGTCAGGCCGAGGTGCTCCGCCATCGCCATCGCGTAAATCCGACAATCGAGGTAGTGGTTGTCGGAACGGCGCGATTTCCATTCCTCATGAAGTTTGCCCTTCACCAGTTTCTGGTCGAAATACTCCGCAGTGATCTGGTGGAAATATTCCTCGCCCAACTCTTGGTGAAAATGGCAGTAGCCAGGCGGGTCGATCGTTTGCCCGGCGGCCAACCCGTCCTTGTGCAGATTGCCGTAAAACTCGGCTTTCAATGCCCAAGTGCCGACCGGCCAAACCATCGTCGATCCGAACCGGCGACGTTTGCCTTTCTTGTTCACCGACTTTTTCAGCGGCTGACTGATCGCAGGCACGCCACGTCCCGGCATACCCTTGACCGCGTAAGCCCGAGGCGTTCGGCGGCACCATTCCAGCACCTGGTTGGTTCGGTAACCGCTGTCGACGCCGATAGCATCGATCTCGCGCAAAACGCCGTAGGCGTCGGGAAACTCCCGAGCTGCAAGTTCCGAAAGCTTGACCCACGCACCTTCCTGCGGGTTGTCGGTCGCACCGGGTAGAAACTCAGCGAACACGTTCCAACTCTGCCGATCCTCGGCATATGCAACACCTTCGGCAAAAATCCCGTAGGACTGGACGTCGGCGCCGAGCACAAACAGGAGGGGGCCATGGGGGATGACGTCCGAAGCGTAACCTTCGCGCCTCTCCATCAGCCGTTTGTGGTCCGGCGCGTTCCCCTTCATTTGGTAGGGCAGGCCTAAAACGACGTTCGAATAGTCCTTGGCGCCAGCCTCGCCCTTGGCCTCATAATTGATCTTGTCCTCGGCGATCGCTTCATAGGACATCATGAGCGACATGAACTGGTCGACATGAAAGCCAGGGTGCCGATCGGGACCGGTGAAAGTCGGGACGAAATGACCGGCACGAACAGCGACGACGCGCTCCATCTCCGAGATCAGATGCGGGCATTTGATGCAGGCCATGCCGCTCTTATGCGGATGCTGCCGATCAACCTTGAAGTTTTGATCCGTCTGCACCTGCCACGTCTCGCAGGCCGGACACTGTATGTGCCAAAACCGTTGATCAGAACGGCGGAACGCGCGATCGATGCGGCAGTGACCGGGGCCTTCGCCTAGAGGATCTCCGCTATCCAATTCCGGCGTGGACAGCTCAAGAATTTTATAGGTTTTCTGCCTGCGGAACGCGGTGAAACGCCCAAAGAACAGGTTTTCGGGATCGGCGCCGTTCGGCAGTTCCTGCCATTTCGACACTTCATCCTTGACGCCGTAACGAGTCGTTTTTGCCGACAGGTCCATGACCGTATTGGCGTTGGCGAGGTAGATCGTCCCGCCGGGAAACTTCTTTTCGTACGTTTTCGACCCGCCACCGTTGCGGTTTGCGGCAGGGAAAATAACCTCTTTCCCGGTCTTTTTCTGCCACTCATCGATAAGCGGCTGGAGCTTGCCGGAGTTGACGTCCTGCAAGGCGTCGAGGCCGGGGACGCCGTAAAGCGCGTTGTCGGGTGCGTTTTCTGCGAGGTAGATCATCCATGCCAGGGCGAGGATCGAGACGCCAGTTTGCTGCGCCTTTCGAACGGTGACCTGGTTGCACTGATGCTCTTGGCTAAGGCATTCCGCGATCTCGACCAGATAGGGCGCATCGTCCGGCGACCAGAGTTCGCCCTTTTTCGGCCCGTCGACCAGCACGATGTTCTGAGGCAACCAGAATTGGAACGGCACAGGCGGCTGGGGTCTGATCGCGGCCGCGAGGATGCCCGCGATCGCCTGCAAGGCGCCGGGATGGAAGGTCACGCGTCTTGCTCCTCGATCAAGGAATCTTCCGTGGGCGCCGCCTTCGCGATCTCGGCGAGTTTGTCGGCGAGCTGATTTCCCAACTCGTAAGCGATCTTCCGCAGCGCGACGCGCGCGCCATGAATTCCCTCTTTCGACACCGCATCCGCCACTTCGTCGGCCTTGTTGGGCAACCGCTTGATGATGGATTGCAGCTCGGCGCCGATCGTCTTGTGCGCCTCGTCGATCTTGTCTTTTCGCAAAAGCTGCCCGGTGACTTCCTGCTGTCGCAACTTCTCGCGACCGACCTTCAGCCATTCCGATTGCCGGCGCGCCTCGTCGAAGCTGTCTTCCTGCCGAGTCTGGAAAGGTGGAACATCGTCAAGCAGCGGAGCCGAGACCACGGGGCGGATAGGTGCCGACGCCTTCGCCGGGTTCACAAACCGCTGGCGATAGTGGTCGTAGTGCGCGAGCGAGATCCCAAGCACCTGCCCCTGCGAACCTCGCTCGACTGGCGTCTCCGGCCGCTCTTCGAGAAGGCGCTTTACGGTTTTCGAGACGGCGGGTTTCGAAACGCCATCGCGCGCGGCAATCTGCGCAACCGACCACATGACGTCGCTCATCGTTAACCCGATCGTTAACCGCGCCGTTAACCCCGTTAACCGCGTTAACCCAAGTTTTCAGGCTGTTCGTCTGACAGAAATCCGGGCCGTTCTCCGCCCGAGGGTGTCGCCGATCGGGGTACGGTCCCTTGACCCAGGGGGGGGTACCCCCTCCCCGATCAGGTGAAGATGCCCCCGGTCAGACGGTTGATCTCGTGCATCGCCCGCTTCGGCAACTCGGCTTCGACCGTTCGCATGAACGCATCGGCCGTCGCACCCTTGATCATCTCGGCCGGAATGATGACGCCACTATCTTGAAGCTCAAGCGGGCCATGGCCCTTGCCCAATCGCAGATAGACATGGCCGTTGAGACCGGATGCCTCAACCCGGTTAGGGAAGCGGCCGCCCTTGATGAATGTGCGTGCGAAGAGTTTTCGCTTGCCGAATGGAGCAGCCGTTACCCCTTTGAGCGTTTCGCGGGCTGCGAAATGCTTCAGCGAAATATCTCCGCCTTTTGCAGATAGAACATACTCAAGCGATCCGCGCCCATCGACGAAACTGGTCTCGCTGGATGATGCGCCCCAAGCCCGGCCTATGCGGATGGCCTTGACGATCACTTTGCGCTTGAGGCCGGTTTGCGCTGAGAGCGCTCGGATGACTTGGGTCCGGGCCTTATCGCCCGTGTGATTTACCGCTCGCTGAAGCGACAAATGTTTTTGATGGCTTGAAAGCAAGCCCATCGCGTTGTCGAGGCGACGCATCCCCTCGACATTTTCCCAACGGATGCTGATAGACATCAGTCGATCCTCGATGAAGGGGTTACATGACAGCCTCCCATGGTTGGGATCGTCCCGTGCGGAAGAAATCCGCCTATATCCTAGAACGAAAAAAGGCGACCTATTGGCCGCCTTTCGTTTGAACATAGCTTTCGCATTTGCCCTGAGTCGATGTCCGCAGTTGGGACCGTCAAGGTTGGGTTGCTGAGCGCCTGTTCCCTGTGACCGTTGGTGGTCATCTCTGCCGCTGTCTTGCAGCGGGATAATGAGGGTGGCGACACCGCAGTGGCCGTTGGCTGATGACTCTCACAGCTTCTCTAAAAATGCAATAGGCACGTTGTCGACGTCGAAATCCTTTCCATCGACGTCGATGCGGACTCTTCCACGCGCGATCCGCGCCCATTTTACCGCCAACACAGTGCACCGAAACCCCGCAAACGGGCCATGCGTGATCATTGCAGCGCAGCCATCCGCGATCGTTTTATCAGCCTCCATCCTCTCGACATCGGACGTCGAGAGCCGCTTGAAGATGGCGACGTCGTTATCGCGGATGGCGTGATAACCGCCTGACCCGCCTACGATATTCACGACGCCGATCTGTTTTTGCATGATGAAGCCGGCAAAAGCCTCTGCGGAAGGCACGATGCGAGTAAGCAGATAACCCGGTATCACGGCGCGCTCGCCTTCGAATTTCTTCCCCTTGCGCACCGAGATCCATTTTTCGCGCGGCACCAGCACCTCAACACCGACGTCCGTCAAGAATTTTTCCACAGTGAATTCGAAGCCCCCGGCAATCTGCAAGCAATACCACCGCGCCTTTTTGGGAAATCGAATCACAAGCTCGCTTGACGCTTTGGAAAGCTGGTGCCGTGCAAGGCGGATTCGCCGCGTTACGCGGCTACGCCGCTGGTCAAGCCGGTCATGATCGATCGCTGTCAGCGCAGCCGCGTCGATATCGCGAACCTCTGCCCGCTTGCCCTTTGTCACCGTCATGTGAATGCCCTCTCTGCCGGGAAACCGGCCTAAACTTCCGAATTGTTTTGTTTTTTTGCCAAGAGCGAGCGTGCGGCCCGCTCAAAGCTGTGCAGGCCCCCCGGCCCGCCTTTGGGAAACCAAACGACTGGATGATCGCCCGGATCCGGCACCCATTCCCACCCGCGTTCATCGTGGAAATCACGCCACGCCCACCACACGACTGAGCCCACGGGAACGGCCTCGCAAAGTTGTTTCAGTGCCTCGCAAGCGCTTGCCACGTCCACCCGCCGCCGCCCGCGAGCTGCGGCGTGCAGCCGAACCACCTCCGGATAGCCCTGCGCTACCCGGCGCCGAATCAGCTCCTGCTCATCGAAATTGGCGGGGAACACCAACTGCCCTTCTGGCGACACAATGAGCCCGCGCTCTTCCGCATACCGTGCCGCTGTTTGCGGCCGCGTCCTTGCGTGCGCTTCATAGGTGCCCGCGACCATATCACGGACATTGGGCGGCAACTGGACGTCGACCGGCCCATCAAGAAACGCCAGCATCCGCACCGCGCCGAAGACAGCACCGTAAGGCGCAACCTCGATCGGCTCATCGCTATGGACGGTTCCCGCGTCGGGATCCGGCTGTCGCGAAAGCATCTCCCAGACGCGATCGCGGAAATAGTGCGCGACAGGCATAGGCACCACGCCGTCACGCCGGCATTGCGCGAGGAAAGCATCTCGATGATGGCAGGCTATGGCCTGATCTTCCGCAGACAAATCCGCAAAGGCCCGCGCGATGTAGGCGACGGTCGAGCTAGTCCACCCCTTCCAGAGCCCGCCTCGATACCCCTCGCCCGTGCAGAACCGCTGGACACGCTTCACCAGGTCTGCCGGCATCTGTCCGCGACGGTCTCGCGCGCCGGCGCGTCTCTCTTCCTCAGATTCAGTAATACTAATATCTGAGTTATTACTATGGGGCGGATTCACCGGCGCCGGCAAAACCGTCGACGGATTCACCGGCGCCGGCAAATCCGTCTGCGGTAGATTTGCAACACTTCTGCCACTGTCGTGCCCAAGCGCTGCAATCGGGACGGTTGGCTCGTCAAAGATGACAAGATCAGACGAACTGAATTTGCCGCCCTCGCGTTGTTGTTCCCGCTCCGCGTAGCCAATTTCGACAAGCTCGGCGAGCATGCGGCGCGCCTTGTCGCGACCACAACCGCCGCGATTGCAAATGTCTTTGACGACGACGGTCCAATTGTCAGGTTTGGACAGCAGATAGGCGAGCAGCCAACGCGCTTCCATCGATAGCCGATGATCCTCAAGGATACGGTTTGGAACCGTTGAATAGCCCGCGTTTCTAACGCCGCGCCGGATTGTCGGATCCTTTGTCAAGTCAACCCCTCCCCCGTCTCAGCTTTCCCCAGCGAAAAGCCAACCATGACTTTTCGCGCAGCGAGAAGTTGCAGTTTCGTTGCTTCGGGCAAGTCGCCGCCGGCGTCACGCGTGCCTTGCAAGGCCGCATGACGGATCCGTAAGAAGGTCACACCAGGTAGAAAGTGCGCCTGTTGCAGAACAACGCGGATGGCGTCGAAATCGCGGATGATCACACTGTCGGGTGCCCGAAGCAGCCAATCCGCCCGCGATGCGTTCGTGTCATGATCCGCAAGGATTTCTACAAGCGGCATGAGATGGCTCATCGGCCCAACCCCGTCTTGATGGCTTCGCCCTGTTTCTGGACGTTGGCAACAAAGTCGCGCAGTTCCGCGAAGTTGGTGCGGATCTCCGCGCCCAACTTTTCGAGGTCGCTTCGCATCGAATCGACGGTTCGGCATGCCGCAGCCTGTTCCGTCCGCAGGTCCGCAAACCGCTTTTCAGCCTCTGCGGCCGCCTCAAAAAACGCGTCGAGTTGCGGGCTTGAGCCCGGCGGCCCGAACATCAGGGACCGCACATCGGCGACCCATTCCGTGCGCACGCCGAGGTCGCGCGCGACGATGCTATCCGACCAGCCGGGGCGATAGCCGACGTCGGGATTGTCATAGACCTCCATCAGTTTCATGTTGATCAGCTGCTTGTCTTCCAGGGACGCCGCCGGCGGCATGATAACGACGCTATCCGCGATCGTTGCCGGATCGACGGGAACCCCAAAGGCGACTACAGGCGCCGCCCGTTTGTGCACTGTCTTGACCATGCTCTTCCCTTCCTCTTCAGCGCGCGGCCGCCGCCGTGCGCATTCCGGGCAACGAACCCTCGCGCCCTTCAAATTCCATCCCTGCTTGCGGAAGTGGACGACGATCGCCGCCGGCGGCCGCCGTGCCGCGCCACGTTTGCGCGGGTAGTAACCGACCGCAGCGCAGCCGGAGCACTCGATTTTGGCCGCCATGACACGCTGTCCGCCGGCCTCGATAAACTCTTCTGGGAAGTCCATTTCCTTCATGGCGCGGGTGCCCCCGGCACCTCAATAATTCGTACATAAATGTACGAATTGCTATTGTGATTCGTACAAAAATGTGCGAAAACAAAATCACGAAAGGAGAGGAAATGAAGCGCGAACAATTTCTTAGAGACCTTCGCAAGATCGCCAAAGACCGGGACTGGAAATTGGAAATCTTCGAAAACAAGGGAAAGGGTTCGCACTATCGGGTAACGCTCAACGGCAAGACGACCACCGTCAAATCCGGCGAACTGACCCCCATGTATGTGCGGCTCGTTAAGGGACAGCTCGGGATCAAATGATCCCGGGCTACCCGGCCCGCACCACCCGAAGGAAGGATTGATTGTATGGATTTTACCTATCAGGCCACGCTTGAAGACGATCCGGATGGGGGCTTTGTCGTCACGTTCGCAGACGTGCCGGAAGCCATCACGGCCGGCGATACCCGCGCGGAAGCGCTGGATAATGCGCGTGAAGCGCTGGGGCTTGCCCTGCGCGGCATCTTGCAGGAAGGCCGCGAACTGCCTGCGCCGGCTGCTACGGAGGGAATCCCCGTTGCGGTCGACGCCGACGTTGCGGCGAAACTCGCTGTCGTCGTCGCCTTCCGCGCGGCCGGCATCAGCAAGTCGGAACTCGCCCGCCGCCTCGGCAAGACCGAAGTGGAAGGTCGCAGGATCCTTGACCCTGATCATGGAACGAAAATCGGCCTGTTGCAGGACGCCTTGCGCGTCTTGGGGCACGAGATCGTCATCCGTGTTCGAGAAGCTGCTTGAAGCACCAAGGGGCGCGTCCTTAGCAAGGCGCGCCCTTCCTTTCCCCCACTGATTCCCCTGTTTCACCCGTCGCCTTTCTTCCACCTGTAATAATCGGCGCGGAGCGACAGGAAGGCGGCCCTTGCCTTCTCATCGCGGTTCAAGTCCGCTTTCGATTGGATTGCCAGAAGGCCTTTCAGCCTGGTGTCAGCGGCCCGCTCGCTTTCGATCCGCCCCAGCGGCTCGCGATATTCGAGGTAGCGCCAGAATAACCGCTGCTCGCACAGCGATTTCGCCATGAAGCCAAAGTTGGCTTGTTGCTTCGGCCGGCTTTCCGTGCCGGCGCCGGTCGAGATCATCTCGCGTATCTTCGCCTTCGCCCGGCTGATCATGCCAAGCGTGAAGCGCAAGGTTTCCAGCGCACGGCAAAGCACTTCGATCTCATCCGTCCGCGCAGCCTTGTGGATGGTGGCGATGCGCTCAACCTCGCCGTCTTCGCGATAGGCGATGATATGCGTTCCGACGTCGTCGCTCTCCATCGACCAGACATAGCCGTCGAGATCGTCGTGATAGCCGATGAGGCGGCCGAGCATGCGCTTTTCGGCATCAAGGTCCGTCGCGGTCATGGCGTACCGCCTTGGTTCCGACTGGCGATGAATTCCAGTTTCCGCCGCGCAGCTGCGGCCACACGCGCTAAAGTCATGCCGCCTCCGCCAACGCTGCACCGCCCCATTGCAGGGCCATCGCATCGGCGATGCCTTGGAATGTCCGCGACCTGATTTTCCAACGATCGGGACCAGGAGAAGCCCGATGCACCGCCGACCATTTCTTATGTTCGTCAGTGCCCCGTGCCGGCGGAGTCAGACGGTTGGTGGCTACCAACGCGGACAGGTTTCGCAGGTAAAAGGATGTGCCCTTAAAGGCAGGTTCGCCAAACCACCACGGCTGGACGGTTTGCGCCGGGGCCTGATAGCCGTCGATAAGCCTCTTTGCATGTTTATGCATTACAGGGTTTTCGACAGCGATGCGGGGGATCGGCGCATTCCAGCATGCCGAGAAAAGCGCCGCGCCTTCGCGCAGCTCCTGCCACATCTGTTCGACCGTTTTACCTGGTGGCGCCCTATGCAGCCAGCGAACGCCGGAATTGCAGAGCCGCGTGCATGGCGGATGCATTACCGCAAGCATATCCCAGCCATCGCCGAGCACGTCGCGAATATCGCAAATAATATGACGGTTTGTGGCGTCCTCGGCCGGCAGGAGGTCGCATGACCACACGTCGTGCCCCAACGCGGCAAAAGCGCGCCGCACAACGCCGGAAGTCTCGCAGCCGATGAGTATCTTCATCGTCACTCAGCCGCCTCCCGCGTTGCGGGCGCGGCTTCGCCGGCCTCAAATCCCCAAAAGTCCCATTTGCCGTTCAACCGTACATCGCCGACGACAAGACTTTCCTTGCGGTTGAAAAGCTCCAGCTTGCGCAGATCCGGAAACTGCCGTTCGATCTGCTCGGCAAACCAAACGGGCTTGCGGCTATGCTCGGTCTTGCGTTCGGCATAGAGCGAGACTGGGTTTTCACCCGGCAGCGGGGCCATCGAGATCGTGCCGCGCTTGCCGATCAACAGCATTTCGTGCCGATCGCGCACATGGCGGCCCATGCCGATATCGACCTTGTCCCACACCATGCAGGTCACGTAGGCGAAACCCCACGCATTCAGCACTTCAATGCCATGGTGCACCCGGTTCGCAGGCACCCACAGGAAGCATTCGGCCGAGCCCGTCGCCGGGCTCTTGTCGCCGGCGCACAAGGCCTTGATATCGTCGAGCGGCATGGCCGGATATTTCAAGCCGCGATCCTGCCCGGTCTCATCGCTCCAGGCTTCCTGTTGCCATGGCGGATCCGCATAGAGGATGGGATAGGCCGCTCGCGGCATTTCACCGGCGACGCGGCGGCCGCGATCGGCGATCGCGCTGATGACGCTCATGCGCACCGTGCGGCTATGGCGCATGTTGACGGTGCGGATCGACTTGTTTTCCTTCGCGACGGCGCGATCGGCCGCAAGCAGCGAACGGGCAAAGCCCACCTGCTCTTCCGGCGTCGCCAGCCGTTTCATCTGGTCGAGCGTCACGCCCTTGTCGTGCCGCGTGCCCGCAAGCATCCGCAGCGCGTCGGCCGAGATCTTCGCGCCGCGCTCGGCATCGAGCTGCACCGTGCGCTCCCGCTGGCCCGTCGCCTCGGCCGTGGCAGCGGAAAACCGCTTCGGGCTGCTTTCGCAATCTTTGCGAACCCTCGAATACTGATTGCTGCCGACCCCCGTTTCGGGGAACTTGATGAGATAGATTTCCTTGCGGCGATGCGTGAAGAGCGCCCGATCGGCTGGCGATAGATCCGCGCGGATCAGGTTCTCGTCGATCTCCCACAGTTCGCAATCGTAGGCGTCCCCTTCCTCATGAAAGCAGAGGATGGTTTTCAAGCCGAGGCGCCGGCACGCCTCAAGCCGATGGCCGCCGGCGCTGAGACGCACACCTGTCGCCAGGGCCTCGCCAAAGACCGTGATGGGCGTGCGCAAGCCGTTGCGGCCGATCGATTCCATGAACGACACGACCTTGCCTTCGTCGAGCGTGCGCAGGCGGCCGCCGGCGTCGATTGTGTCGATCGGCCGAGCTATGGCGATCTTCTCCAGCGGCTCCGCGATCATGCAGCACCGCCTTTCCAGCCCGTCCGCCGATCGACGTCGGACAGCACCACCGCGACGTGCTTCGCAGGGCGACCGTGCCGCAGAAGCTTTTTCGCAACCGAGACCGGAAACGGATAGGCCGCATAGTTCAGCACCGCGCGCACTGGCGCCGGTAGCGTGTCGAACGCGGTCATGGTCCTGACGCTTGCGGGATCGGGCGGCACCACCTTCATTCGACCCTCGCGATCCGATCGAGATAGGCGCAGCCAAGCTCGCTGATGAAAGCTCGATCGCGCTTCTGTGAAATCGTGGCATAGCCAGCATCGAGGCATGAACGAGCGAGATCCATTTCAGCGACGCCGACGATCCGGACGGATCCACCAGCCCGCCGCATGCTGCGCAGAAACGCCCGCTGGCCAAAGGTCAACGGGCGGTCGAAGAGATTGCGGGTGGCAACTGCCGTCATGGGCGGCTAGTCTCCCGACGCTACGATCTTGAGGGTTGCCTTTGCTCCGCCGGTGGCAATTGCCCCGTCGAGGACGGCGCAAAATTCGGAGATCGCATCGCGCTCTTTTCCTGCTTCGCGCCGAAGACGCTGCAATTCCGAAGGCGAGAGCTTTCCGTCGCTCATCGCGATCGCCACCTCGGTGTCGACGACAGCACCCTGCCGGCGCTTCTCGGAATAGGTGGCGAGAAAACAGGCGGCGGCGATGCGATCCTCTTCCGGGTCCGTGAGGCGCCGGCCGTTCACATTGGCCATGACCTCCGTAACCGGCGCCTGCTGGCATTCAGCCTCAAGCGCCAGCACCATGGGGATGGGCATGATTTCCGGGTCTTTGGCATTGTTCATCCGCCCCATATGGGAGGATGAGGTCGAGGCGATTTCGGCCGAGCGATCGATGCCTCCGCACAGGCGGATCAGATCGCGTTGCGCGGACTTCATGCGGTAGTGCCAGACTTCGGTTGAAGACATAGAAAAGCTCCTTCCCGCCACGGTAAAAAGTGGCGGGCTTTCCCGTGGTGGGAATTTGCGGGGTTTGCGATGGTCAGGTCAGCAGATCAGAGGGCGGGCCACATGCGACAGGAACGACGGAATGCAAGAGGACAGCGCCGGAGCAAGCCAGACGGCCAAACACAGCCGTGGCGCTCCGGCGCACAACCCGTCGACGGGAGGAGGTCGCGCCGGGCTGGAGGGAAAGAGGGTGCCCGGAAGATGCGCGGCCACCTTCCGGGCGTACCATCGCGCACAAGGCAGACGCGACGGATGGGGAGAACATGGGAAGCGCAATCATTCTGCGGCCTCCGCAATGGAGCGCTCCGGGCGCGGTATGCCTTCTGGCCATTCAGCCTCTTCAGGCCATCGATCGGAAAACCACTGCATGGCGCGCTCGTAACCTTCGGTTCCGATATCGCCGCCGGCTTCGATGACCGCGAGGCGACGCCCGCCAGAAAGCACAAGCGTCGAGACGCGCGCCTTCGAAAGGCCCGTCAGGGAGCAGTAGGAATCAGCCACCGAGATAAGATTTTCGCGCAGGGTCATGCGCCATAAGTGCGTAATTAAATACGCCTTGTCAACGTAATTTAATATCCTGTCCAATACGGAGGGCGCGTCATATTATACGCGCCATGACCAAAATGTTGATTTCCCGAATCAATCAACGTCTTCAGGAGACGGGGAAGGCCGCGCAACGGGTCTCGATAGAGGCAACGGGCGCGAAAGAAACCCTTCGAAAAATTCTTGACGGCACGACAAAGAACCCGCGCATCGACACGTTGCATAAGATCGCGCGCGCCCTCGACACGTCAACCGAATGGTTACTCGCGGTTGATAGCCTGGATGAACTCACGCAGGCCCCTGCCCGCGGGCGAACGGCAATTCCACCCTTGCCGAGCCGTCATGAGATGCCTATGGACGTGCCAGTGATGGGTACGGCCGCTGGCTCGCACCTGAGAGGATCCTTCCAACTGTCGACCGAACCCGTTGACTATGTACGGCGCCCACCAGCCTTGATGAATGCCAGAGACATATATGCCCTCTACATCGAGGGCGTTTCGATGATTCCGCAATACTCGCCGGGTGACCTGGTTTATCTAAACCCTCACAAGCCGCCGCATTTTGGTGACCCGGTCATCGTGCAATGCAAGAACGGCGATGGAACCTATGAAACGTCGGTTGGTATTTATGCCAAGCGGACAGAAAAATTCATTATTCTCGACAAGCATAACCCGAAAGCACAGGTCCAGATCCTGCGCGATACGATCCACGCCATGCACAAGATCCTGACATTGAATGAATTGTTTGGGGTGTGATCCGCTATGTTACTGACTAGCTGTAGCCGAGGAGGCGACCTAGATCAGCCAATAGGTCCCGACAATCGTCCCGATGGCGAAGAGCACAGGCAAGGCGCAGCCAGTTCGGCTGGCCGTCGCTGGAGGCAGCGAGGCATGCGAAGAAGAGCGTTCTAAATCTAATCGTGTTTCAGCGACGGGGCGCTTCTCCAGTATGGGCGCATTAACACGCTCAACATGACCAGCAGGACAGAGCCCCGCCTCGCGCAAAGCTGCGATTGTGTACTTGTGGACGGCGGTCGATCGGCTATCCCCATAGTATGTGTCGCCATTCGGCGCGTGGAAAGGCCCAAACCACCTAAAGCCAGAGGCGCTAGTCTCGCTAGCATTTAGCAGCGATCGCAGGAGTTTTTCGTCCTTGCGGATCTCGCCGGCAATTCTGATGAATTCAGGGTGGTTCCAATCTCTGATACCGTCGCCTTTTGCTCTGTCGAAATTCGTTCGATAAACCCGATAAACGTACCAAGGCGCTAACTCAGCCGGACCTCGCCTAACAAGTTCCTGGCGGATCCGATGATATGCGTCTCTCCTCGACGTGAACCTGTTGACTTCAACGCGAAGAGCATGAAGCGTCGCCCGCATTTCCGCGTCAGCGGGCTCCTGCCGTGTTTTGGCGTTGTCGATGAGCGAACTTGCCTCGGGCGAGGTCAGAGGCCCCGCAATGCGCACGCCCAACGCGCGAAGATAGTTGAGCTGGGCTTCGGACGCTTCGGTTTCTTTCGCAGTCTCGAATGATACTAATTCGTCGCCGTCGCGCGCCAGCTTCTGCCGAAGCTCCGCCTCATCATAGGCATAAGTTCGCGCCTTGTTTGATCGTCCGGTTGCAGCCTTGATGAAACGGATATCGTAGTACGGCATTGTGCGTCCTCGCGGCAGGTGTCCAGATCAGGGCGCCTGCCAGACCTCATCATAGGACAGGTCGGTCCATTCCATAGATTCATGGGCTGCGGCCGCACAGCTTAGGCGCTCCAAATCGCTCGCGGTGCGTGCCTTTTCCTGCGCAATCAGTTCGTCAATCGATCGCTTTTGAACGTCACTTGCAAAGCCATAGCCTCTTGCTTTTGGCTTGAGAGTGTAGGCCTTGCATCGCTCCTCGATCGCCGCCCCGTGGATCATGAACATGGCCCGCCTGACCACGTCATCGACCGGCATCGCATCCGGATCGTCCGTGACGCGCGCCGGTTCTTCCTTTTTCAACAAGGTGTCGATGCTGCGTTTTCCATCCGCTTGCTTGACCAGGCATTCCCGCAGCGCCTTGCCGGCCTTTGTACTCCCCCGCGCCTTCATAAGCATCGGCCGGTCGCTAATGCCGTCCTGCACGGCGATCTGCTGCTTGGCATCCTCCATTGCGAGGGCCAGCGCTTCGGCGTGGTGGCGCGCAAGATTGAAGGTTGCCCCAGCAACGTTGCTTCCAAACGCACCTGTTTCCCCAGGGACCTCGAACAGGATTTTGCCGTCAATAGCGAGCTTGCCGGACGGCTTGAAGCCCTGCAAGTCGTCGACATATTGCCAACCGGCCACGACCCGAAGCTCCAGGCCCTCCTTTGACGAATCACAAATAAGAAATGTGCCCGAGCGCGCGCTCACGAGATAGTTGACCTCGACTTTCGCGCCACCCGTAAACGGGTCCGGCGACGCATCGACCGACCAGCTTTCGAATCCTGCCAACGCCTCGCTGGCAAATAGCAAAGCCCCCACCAAGCAAACAGCCCGACGCATCAAAACCCCCGCAGACAACCCCGGCGGCAGTCTGCTTTGCGGCGTCGGAAAGTCAACCTCTTGTTTCTATTCGCTTCGCGCTCGCCCCAAGCTTGCGCGCGTAATTACGTACGTATTTCTCCTTGACAGCGTATTTAAATACGCATTAGCTTTGCGCGATCACCCCGCAACTCGCCGCCGGGATGAAGCCCAACCCCATAGGAGACTACCCCATGACCAAAATTGCGAAAGTTCCGGCCCGCGATATCGAGGCGGAGATGCTTGAGCTTTACATCGAGCGCGGCTCGCAGACCGAGAAGGATCTGATCGGCCTAGGCTTCACGAAGGATCAGATTTCGACTTACGCGCCGAAGGTCGCCGAGCGTCTGCGCCTCTCGAATGCCGCCTGACCCGCGATCCGCTTCGGTGACCGGCCCGCGCAGGGCCGGCATCCGAAACGGATGAAGGGCACCCCTCCCATGTCGAAACTGAAGAAAGCCTCGCCGCCTGCGGCGAACGTTGGCAAGCGTCCGGATTGGACCCCGCGCAAGATCAGCTACCCCAAGCGCTACCCCATGTCCTGCGGCGGCGTGACCTATGGCACCATGAGCCTGCCGGCGATCAGCATGCACATTGAAGCGCTGCGCGACGCGAAAAAGGCGATCACCGTGCATGGTGGGGACGCGGCATGACCGTCGCAACCGCGCCTCGCCTCGCCCTATACCGCGTCACATTTCACGACGGCCGGGCCATATCGCTCAATGCCGCCAATTCGCCCAGCGCCGAGGCCGCCGCCAAGCGCCAGCATCCCGGCGGCTTCGTCCGCAAGGTGACCTTCCTGCGCATGGTGTCGAAATGACCGCGCCCACGCCAAAGCCCAACTATGCCAACACGCGCCGCCGCAAGGCCGCCTATCGCCGTGGCTTCGTTGCGGGGCATGCCTCGGCAACGGCCGGCGACCGTGTCGAGTTCGAGGAATACCGCGCGCAGCTCGCCAAGATCATCATCCGCCGCATCGCCGACGTTGCATCCGGCGTTGCCTTCCAGGCTGGGGAACCGGCCATGGAACTCGCCGGACATATCGTTTCGGTCCTCGCCGCCAATCCCGAGCATATCGACCGCTTCATGCTGGAGGGGCCGGAGCTGTTCATCGACGGCACCATGAAGCCCGAAAACGGATGCCTGCCCTATCGCGCCGTCAACGGCGCGATCGTCTCCCCGGCCGAGCTGCGCAAGAAAATGGGAATACAGCAATGAACCTTGCCGCCACCACCAGCCACGCCCCGCCCGTCCTCGGTCGCGTTCCCGAATGGACCGTGATGATAACCGACCAGGGCGAGCCGCAGTCCGCTTTCCTGCGCGGGCACCAAAACCTTTCCGGTCTCGTCGACGAGGCCGAGGCCGAAATCATCGCGGCCTTTGCATCGTTCTCCACTCAGCTCGCGAGCGTCGTCATGGAGACGATCGACCAGGCCGGCGGCGCGGCCGTCCGGCACGACTGGATGCGGATGACGTCCGGTGATGTCACGGGCGATTTCTTCGAGTTTTGCCAGCAGACGGCAACCGGGGCCTTCCCGGTCACCGCCGTGCGGTTTCGG